AAGAAGATTACGCTCCCTACTGGCATTACTAATGCAGGTACTATCGAAGTAGTTTATGAATATGAGAAGGACGGTGCTTCCGTAGGCAACTCTGCTGATACATATGGTAAGACCACTCATACCTTTATTAATTGCCTTGGCAAGAACACCTGTGATGAGACTTACTTCATTCAGATTGAAATTTATCGTTGTGACTGGAATGCTAACTTTGATTTTGATATGGGTGGCGATGGTGTTGAGCATCCTTTCCAGTTCAAGAGCCTTGTTGACAAGTGTGGAGTGGGAAACTCCAAGTTCTGGGACTTCAAGGTTTACAAGACTGCTTAATAAAGGAATAAATAAGTATGGAAATAATCAGGCATTGTTTGGTCTGTGGAAAGGAATTTAAGGCTTGCAATACCTGCCAGCAAAATATACCCGAAACCTTACAATGGCGTAGGGTAGTTTGCTGTCCAGCTCATTTTGCTTATCATATACCTATTATTATGTATCATAATGGCGAGTATAATAAAGATAAAGCCAGAACAGAATTACAGAATGCAATAGATGCTTATGGTAATATTGAATATTGTGATAATGTTAAGGCTATTGTTGATGAGATATTTGCTGATGATATAAAACTTGAATCTGAAACTGATGTAGACAACATTAAAATTTCAGAAACTAATATTGTCAATGATAATGTAAATGAGATTGTTCAAGACAAGCTTAATCCAAAGACCAAAAAGAATAGAACAAAGTTTATAAAAGAATAAAATTATAGGGAGATGACCATTAAGGCAACCGTCAAATGTGGTTGTCTCCCTATTTTTTATAATTTGATAAAGGATAGTTAAATGAAGAAATCAAAATATAATGTTGATTTATCTGAAAAGGGAAAGAAAAAACGTACATATAAAGGTATAACTTTTGATAGTGAAACGGAAATGAAATTCCTTATTGAATGGATTGAGCCTAAAATTGATATAGGCGAAATCGTTTCATATGAAATGCAAGTTCCTTATATTTTGCAAGAAGGGTTTGTGAATTTTGAAGGTAAAAAGATATTACCTATAAAATATGTAGCTGATTATGTTATTTCTTTCGCAGATAATAGACAGATTGTTGTAGATGTCAAGGGATTACCCGATACAACTGCAAAATTGAAGAGAAAATTATTTGAATATAAGTTTAGAGATATCCCATTTTATTGGTATTGTCGCAGTATTAAATATGGCAATGGAAATGGTGATAATTGGATTACATACGATGAACTTGAAAAGAGACGTAAGTCAGATAAGAAACAAAATAAAGTTTGAAAGGAAAAAGAATATGAGAGATACTATTGAACTGATTGAGATGAGTAAGTTAGTAAATACCGTTGTTGGCAGTGTGTTTTTTACTAATGAAAATACGAATGAGATAGAATATAAACCTGAATATACTCCTGTAGTTTCGGCTTTTTATAAGATAAAGTATTACTGTCCTGATGAACTTCCTAATGATGATATTCAGAATTTTTATGTTGATTGGATTAATGGATATTATACAGATTCTCTTAATAAAATCAACCCTCGTCAGAATGTTATGATTGATAATGCTGTTTCTGAAAAGATTGAATATGTCAAGAAACAGGTCGGTAATCCTCTTAATAATGCTCTTGCAAGTCTCGTCAATATTGTTCAGGATGCCATTGACAGATTTTCTACATCTTTTGGCGAGTTTAATGCAGATGATATGAAGAAAGTTATGGTACAGGCTACGGATTTTGCAAAGAATATGGATAAGAACTCAAAGAGTATCGTCAAGGCGGTGACTGAAAATGATGTCGAAAAGACTGAAAACGATGATAACGGAACCAAGGTTAAGACTGTATCAACTAAGAAGAAGTCTAATAAGACAAATACATCGAATAAGAGCAAAGCTGTTGCAATGTTTGCAAATAATGATATTGGGGGAGATAGTGCCGATGGAAAGCAGTAAGTTTACTATGATACTCCCTATGCCTTTATCCGGTAGGGTGGTTAATAAAATCGTATCAGAAACAAATGCACTCAAAAGTATGGTTTATCTTGATTTAGGTAATCGTACAGTAGATATGAAATCTATTCTTGGAATATTAAGTGCAGATTGCAAGATGGGAATGGAAATCACTGTAATTTGTCTTGCTCATGATAAGAGTGTTGCAGAAAATGATTGTAAAGTAATGGAGAGATTATTAAAGTTGGGTGAATAAAATGAGTATTGCTTCACAGCTTGCAAAAATGGATTTCAATAAGTTGAAAATGGGAAATGGGAAAACGTTATCTAAAATTCTTTATGAAGAAGCGCAGAGACTTCGAGATTGTATTCAAAAAAGAATAGATGATTATAGAGAGAGTTATGCCCCTAAAATATATAACCGTACAGATATGTTACCGAAGTCATTATCAGTAGATGATATAGCACATATTTATGTTGAGGGTAATAAAATATGTATAAATCTTTTCTTTGAAAATGATAAAGTTATCCGTGAATCGGGCTTTGGTATTTGGAAAAATGAAAGTCAAGCTGATGAAGTGAATGTGGCATACCTTTTGAACTATGGATATGAGGTAAAAAAAGACGTATGGTTCAAAAATATTGAAAACTTCGGATATAGGGAAGGATACAATTTCGTTGAAAATGGCATTGACGACTTTTTGCAAACAACCAAATTATCTATTATTGTGGGTAAAAAATTCCCTAAGATGTAATATTTAATTTATAAAATGACGAGGTGAAAAATATGGCGAATGACGATATGTTTTTATTATCTGCCAAATTAGATATATCTAAAAGTGTTCAAAAAATAAATGAGGATATTAAAAATATCCAAAAACAATTAAACTCTGTTGAATTATTGGGTAAGTTATCAGATGGTGTTGTAAATAACATACAAAATCAGTTAAAAGAAATAACACAGAAACAGTACGATATAAATATTGGAGTTAGTAATGCGGGGACACAGTCACAGTTAAATCAAGTCAATCAGATTGTTACTACCCAGATTAATGAAATTAATAAAAAAGCAGTAGTTGCTCCAAAAATAGATATTTCTCCTGTTCAGCAATTGGAAAATGCCATTGAACAAGCTAAGAAAAAATATTTAGAATTTTCTGGCAAGGATAACATTGGGCGTATTTTAGCTCATGACTTTGATTTAGTAAAAGAAAAATTATCTGGGTTGCCAGAATATATTACCATATTTCAAAATGCAATTAATGGAGTGTCTACTGAACAAGGAATACAAGGGTTAGTAAAATATTTCAGGAATGTTAAAACTGAAGGATTGCAGGTTTCTGATGTTGTTAATAATATAACTAATATATTAAGAAATCAAGAAACTTCTGTGTCAGCCTTGATTCAAAAAAATAAAGTTTTAAGCGATGAAGAAAAACAAGTTGTTCAATGGTTACAAGAATATGCTAAATATAGCGAAAGTTTCGGATTTTCTAAAGACTCTTACATTGGTACTCAAATAATACAAATAAAAGCTTGGTTACAAGATAATATTGTTCACACTGACAAATGGACAGTTTCTATGCAAAATGCATACGAGCAATTAGAACAGATAATTACTGGCATGAATATGCTTTATGGGAATAATCAAATAAATGGTCAAGCGTGGTTGTCATATAGCAGTACTCTTGGTTTAGATAAACTTGATTATTCTCCTAAAGCATTAAAACAAATAATCAAAGATTCTAATGAAGCAGAACAAACTATTAATAAACTTAGTGGTGTTATTAGAAGAGTTCTTGGAGATGAGGCTTATAGCCAATATAATAATGGAACATTTAGAGCGACTTATGAAGATTTACAGAAAATTATTACTTATAGTCCTGAATTAACAAATATGCTTCAACCATATATAGACCAATTAAGTAATTCAAAAGGCAAAATGGAAGAACTAAAAACTTCTATTGAACAAACAATTTCTACGCTCACTAAACCTGTTGACTCTCAATCTATCATTTCGTCTGAGGTTGATAAAACTACTCAATCTATAAAAAATGAGTCTGTTGCTATTCAAGAAACTGCTACCCAGATGAGTAATTTGGGAAATACTTCTGAAAATGCTATGTCTAAGGTATCTTCTTCAAGTCAAAATGCTGAACAAGCGGTAGCTAAAGTAACTTCTGTAACCAAGCAAGCTACTTCTGATTTAAAAGATATTTCTCAGATTGATTTGGAAAATCTTAAAGCAATGTCAAATGCTTTTATGAAGGCGTTTGACATAAAGTCATTAACGTCTGAAACTAAAACTGAGCTTCAATCTTTGATGAGAGAATTCCAAGTTGCAACTCAAAAACAAGATTTTTCTGCGATAGCTAAGGCTCAACAAGCGTTACAACAATTTGCTCAAGATTATGGGAAACAATTTAAAAATCAAGAAACGATAACAGCGTTTAATAATTTTAAAGCATTATATCATGATATTGCTAATGCAATTGGTGAATGCGATGTAGCTACTAGGCAATATTTAGGAACAAATAAACAATTCAAGCAAATATTTGGGGATACTTGGAATAATTTAAGAAATAAAGATGTTGTTGGTGTCCCTGATGATAGTGCATTATGGAAATTAGGTAGTACTCTTGATGATATACTTATAAATTATAGGCAACAGATTTTAAATTTTCTGTCCGAAATTAATAAATCTTTTACTACCATTTCTCAACTTGACCAACTTGATATTAACAAATTATTTTCTAGCATAGCTAATATTTCTGGTTCATCTGGCTTAGTAAATACGGCGCAGCAAATTCAGAATATTATTTCGGGATTTACAAATTTAGATGGTAAACTCCAAATAACGCAAGACTTATTTAACCAATTTACTGCCAACGGAGCTAATACAAGTTCTTTGGATAGTACGCTTGAAAAAATTGGTTCAAGTTATACAGTCGTTGATAACAACGCCCAAAATGCTATCGGTACAATGGCACAATTTAGTAGTGTCTATAATGAGGTTGCCAATGTTCAAAAGGCATATGCTGAAAATATAAAGCAATCTATTGATGTTGAAAATCAGAATACAACTGTCACTAAAAATTCTACTGAATTAGCTCAAAAGAAGTTAAGAGCCATTGAAGAAGTCACCAAGGCACAAGAAAAACAAAATAAGGTTTTAAAATCTTCAAGTAATTTTAGAGATTATATTGATTCATCTTTGATGACATTCAGCGGGAGTGAAAATGGTATTAATGAAGCAATTCAAGCTTTTAAGAAGTTTGGAGAAGTATCATCTTCATCAATAAAATACCCGACTATGAATGCAAGAGGTGGGTCTTCTGATCTTATAAAGTATTTTACTATTGAGGTTAAGTCTGCAACTGGTGAATTACAGAAGTTTGCATATACTTGGAAAAATATTGGCGATGAAGATAATCCTAATTTTGTATATATGCTTTCCAATGTTAGGGAAGCCGATGCGGGCATCCAAAAATTAATCGCTTCTCAGCAAAAATATAATGATAAAATCAAAGCTCTGCAAACATCGTTCACATCTGATTTACAAAAAATACGTTCTTCTTGGGAGGATGTAAATGGTGGCAAATCTGTAAAGTCTGATGAAAATATTAATAATCTTAATCAGCAGTATATAAAAGTAGAGCAATCAATAGAGGCGTTAAAAAATGCTGATGAAGTCACAATGGCTTCAATGAAAGCAAATGTAGTAACTCAAATTGATAAACTTAATCAGATGGTTACTCAGTACCATAATGCTGAAAAGGTTGCTACTCAACTCCGAGCAAAAGGTTTTGAAACTGTTAAGATTGATACGGGAAATAATATTGATAAATTTATAAATAGTATCAATAATTCTAAAGTCCCGGTTCAAGCAATGAAAACAGAGATTGATAATCTTACTTCTTCTTTTTCTAATCTTAATAATATTGAAGACCAAGCAGGTAAATCTTCGGCTTTAACTAGTATTCTTAATATATTGGATAATGCTAAGACTAAATTTCAAGCATTGCAAGAATTATTCAAAGGTTCTGGAAATTCAAATTGGCTTACTATAAATTCTGACCAGATAAACAAGATTGATGATATGGCAACTAAAACTGCTATATATAAGAATTATCTTAGTAATATTGCAAATGAATGGAAAGGGCAACAATTATTAGTTGGTAATGTTGCTAAAGAAATGGCATCGTTACAACGTGGTATTACAAGTATTAAAAATCCTGCTGTCTTAGATAAATATGTGGCAAGGATACAAGAACTTGTGACGAATTATCAAAGGCTTAAAATCAATCTTGATAGTCAGGTTGAAAGCCAGAATAAGATTTATCAGATACAAACTCAGATTTCTAAACTTAGTTCTACTGATGTAAGCAATAAAACTTATTTAGAGCAAAAGTTACATGATGAAGAAAAAACTTTGCAAAATTTGCAAATGCAAAGTGGGACTTTAAAAAATATTGTTTCTCTTGAAGAGCAAGAAGCCTATGTTACACAACAGGTGAAAAAAGCAAGAGAAGATGCTACTATTGCTCAAAATCATCAAACCGATGCCCAAATGGCTAAAAACATTAAACAAGTTAGTGATTATGCTACAGCCATTGAAAAATCAATTGTCAATCTGAACAGATTGAAAAACAGTAAGATTTTTGCTGATAATTCTAATAAATCTAGTGTGCAAGCTCAGATTGCACAATTAGATCAGTTTATTACTAAACTTACTCAAATGCGAGAAACTGTTGGTACAATGGTTACTGTTGGTAATACAACTGGCAAGGTTGACACTACTGCTTTTGCTACCTTGGTCAATGATATGACTAATCTTAATAACCAGATTAAAACGGTTGAAACTTCTGCCAAGGATTTACAAACTCAATTAAAACAGACTAATGGCGTTGATGTTCAGAAAGGTAAGATAAAAGTTCTTGTTGCTCAACTTGAAGCTTTTGCTATGGCTAATGGTAAAGCAATGAAATCTAATAAGACTCTTACATCTGGCATGACTGTTTCACAAGAATGGAATGCTATGATGAGTAAGTTAAAATCTGGGGCTGATAATGGCGATATTCAGAAGATAACTTCTCAATTCAAGGCTATGAGGTCTGAAGTTAAGGCGTTAGGGCTTGAGGGTGGAACGGTATTTCAGAAGCTTTGGGCAGATGCTCAGAAGTTCGCTAGATGGATGGGTTTGACAATGGTAACAGCCTCTATTGCAAGAGAAATCAGAGGCATGTTTAAAACTGTTGCTGAACTTGACACTGAGTTGATTGATTTAAGAAAGACTTTCAAGGGTACTAGTGAAGATTTAGAGGATTTTTATTATTCTGCTAATGATGTTGCTAAACAGTTAGGTGTTACTACTAAGGAAGTAATTTCTCAGGCGTCCAGTTGGTCTAGATTGGGTTTCTCGACAAAAGAAGCTGCAACAGAAATGTCTAAACTTTCATCAATGTTTGCAAGCATTTCTCCGGGCATGGACGTTGATACGGCGACAACTGGACTTGTAAGTGTTATGAAGGCATTTAAAATTGATGTTGATGACGTTAAAGAAGGAATAATGTCACCAATTAATGAGATAGGCAACCGTTTTGCAACGGACAATAATGATATCATATCTGGCTTGTCTCGTTCTTCGGCGGCAATGGCAGCAATGAACTCAACTCTATCTGAAACTATTGCGTTGTTTACAGCAGGTCAGGAAGTTTTACAAGATAGTGAAAAAATGGGTAACGCTTTAAAGAGCGTTGCTATGAGGGTAAGAGGGTATGACGAAAGCACCGAAGAATTATCTGATGATCTTGTAGACATTACAGGTAAAGTAATTGATTTGACTAAGGCTGCAAGCAATGATTATAAAGGTGTATCGTTATTTACAGATGAAACACAGGAACATTATAAATCAATTTATGACTACCTTGTTCAGATTGCTGACGTATATGATGAGTTAAGCGAAAAAAATCAGCAAGAACTTCTTGAAAAACTTTTTGGCAAATATCAAGCTCAGGCTGGTGCAGCAATACTTAGCAACATTCAAGCAGCGAAAGATGTTATGAATGTTATCGAAAATGAATCTGCTGGTTCTGCTGACCGTGAGATGGGAGTAATCAAAGATTCCGTTGATTACGCTAAAAATGAATTGACAGAAACCCTTACTGGTATAGCACAGTCTTCTATCACTCGTGATTTTGAGAAAACTATTCTTCAAAGTTTAACTAGAGTTTTAGATGTTTTGGGCGACGCTTCATCACCGTTGAATGGAGTATTAACAACTGTATCTAGTATTTTTGAAGTAGTATCTAAACTTGTTGAGAAAATAGGATTAATACCTACTATTATAGCAGGAATATCAGCAAAAAAACTTTTCCAAAATATTGGGGCATTTAGTATAAAGAGTTGGGTAACTGATTTAAAACAAGCTACAATGGCGGCTGAGTCTTTTAAAACTATTACAATGTCATTTAAGGGAACTGGTATAAGTGCGGTACTTGATGATGTTACTATTGCAAAATATGCAGCATCAATTAATGGGCTGACCTTAGAACAGGCAAAATTAGCGTTATCCACAACTCAACTTTCTGCTTCGGAGAAAGAACTTATTCTTACAAAAGCGGGGCTTATTACTTCGTCAGAAGCATTGACAGCGCAAGAAACTGTTTCTTTGGTTCAGCAGGAATTATGCAATAAAGCAGATGCAAAATCAATTCTTTTATCAGCAGGACTAGTTACCCAAAAACAACTTGAAGAAAACGCAACGATAAGACTTACCGCAGAACAAATTAATGAAGCTATGTCAAAAGGCTTTTTATCTGCCGAAAACGCCAAGTTGATATCAACCGCATTAGGTGTGCAGGGTGCTAATTATGGTGAAGCCGTATCGTTCCAAGTATTAACCAAAGCAATTGGCGGTACAGTCAAAGCTATTGGAAAATTTTTAATTAGTAATCCTGTTGGATGGTTCATTTTATTAGCAGGAGCAATTGCCACCACTGTAGCAATTACAGATGCTTTAACTGTTTCATTTGAAGAGTCAAAAGAAGAACTTGAAAATATTAAGTCTGAATGTAAAAAAACGGAAGATGAATTAAAATCATTAAATGATGAATTGCAGACGACTGTTGAGAAGATAAATGAATTAAAAGGGAAGGATTCTCTTACTTTTACTGAAAAAGAAGAATATGATAATCTTGTAAACACTAATAATGAATTACAAAGAAAGATTGATTTACTTGAACTTGAACAAAGAATTAATAATCAAAAGAAAAATAAAACTTTTGTTCAAACTATGGTAAAAGATACCGAAGATCCTTTTGAACATGAAGTTAATCCTGACGGCAAAAAGCCTGTAAGCCAATATTCAATTAGTGATGAATATTTAACTAATGAAACTGGGTATATAAAAGCACAGTTTGAAATTAGGAAAAATCTTCTTGATGATTTATCAAGTGCCGAAACAGACGAAGAAAGAGAACGTATTCAAAAGCGTTTAGACGACATTGAGGAGTACTTAACATCTAAGAATGATGAGTGGTCTGAAATAGCAAATGATATTTCTTATATAAGAGAGCCTACAACTGAAGATGATAAAGCTGTAAATGAATGGCTTGATTATATAAATGATTTTCAGGATAAATATGCAATTGCATTAGGTGGTACTAATGCCAAAGCAAACGCTTTTAATCGTGTCGTTGATAATTGGCAATTTAATGATGTTGTTCAAGATTTACAAGATTTAGGAAAGCAAGGCAAAGTTACGGCTAAAATGCTTGATGATTCTAAATATGATAAGTTTATAGATAAACTTGTTGAAATAGGAGTTGTAGATAGTGCAGATAATCTTGATTTAATTGCCCTTGCATTTAATGGTATGTCTGATGTCTTGGATGGTACAGTTACACCCACCAATAATGCTGTAACTGAAGTAACCTCTCTCAATGAGGCATTAACCAAACTTCAAGAACTGCTCAAAGATATTATTAGTGGTTCTAACACATACCAGTCCGCAATGCAAAAAATAACTGCTGGTACAGGATTGACTGCTAAAGAGGTTAATGAACTTCTTGAATTAGACCCGTCTTTGTTTGATAAGTTTGTTAAACAGAAAGATGGGACTTGGACTATTGATTTAGAAGCTCTCAGGCTAAGCTATGATACCATCATTGTTGATGGTGGTAAAGATGCTATTGCTGAAGAGAAGAAATCGTATCAGGAACAATTTAATGCTGTTTCTAAAGAGATTGAAAATCTTTATGCTCAACGTGCTGAAAAACTTAAACATATCAATGGTAAAGCAGATTTAGATGAATTAAACGCCCTTGACAAGCAAATTGAAGAAAGAAAGAAAGCACTCCAAGGAGCGCAAGATGATTTGAATGTTGCTTCTTTCCAAGAATCTTTACTCAATTATTCTGATGCTGATAGAATAAGAGATTCTTTTGATGAAGTCACAAAACAAGTTGATAGCTATAATGATAGTATTTCAACGTTAAAGAAAGCACAAGAAACTCTTAACGAAGGCAATTCTCTTTCTTATGATGATATGACTAAATTAATAATGTTATATCCTCAATTAAAAAATAGCGTTATTGAAACTTCTGATGGTTATACTTTTGAACAGTCTGCTCTTGAAAGTGTAAGCAAACAAGCGTATCAGACTAGAGATGATTATATTGATAGTCAGATTGATATGACGAAATCTGCAATTGAACAAGCCAAGCTTCGTATGGAAGAATATGCCCATGAAATTTCACTGATATCTTCGGCTTATGCTTATAAACATGCTGTCGAAACGGGTTTGTTCAAAGATTATGCATCTGTAAAAGATAGCATAACCGCTATGGAAGAACTTATAAATATTCTTAATGGTTATAAGAATAATGTAAAAGAACCCAATAGTAGTTCTTCTAAATCAGCAGATAAATCAATTTCCGATGCTCTTCAAAATCAGATAGATTATTATACAACTCTTTTAGATGCTATTGAGGCGGTAACTGATAAACAGATAGACGCTCTTGAAAAAGAAAAAAATGCTATTGATAGTAAAATAGACGCTCTCAATGATGAAAAAGACGCTCTCAAAGGAAAAAATGACGAGCAACAGAGAGAACTTGACCTGATTGAAGCCCAGAATAATCTTGAAAAAGCAAAGAAACAGAAAGTTTTTGTTTATAAAGAGGGCGAGGGACTTGTACAGATCCAGGATGAAAAAGCTGTTAAGGACGCTCAAAAGGAACTTGATGATGTTAAAAGAGAAATAAAAGAAACTGATATTGATAAACAAATCGAGGTTTATGAAAAGCAACAAGAAGCTATTGATAAACAAATTGATAGTGCTAATGCTTATAAAGATACTTTCTCTGACATGGAAAGCAATGCCAAAGACCAGTTAGCTATTGAACAGGCTAAAAAGGCACTGGGTGTTGATGAGAATGGGCTTCTTCATATTGATGAAAATACAGCAAAAAATATTCGTAATGGTTTGGCAGAAGACATTTATAATAAAGATGTTAATGACAACAAGGACAATGATAAATATGTAACTGTAAGTCTTGCTGATTATTTAAGTGGTTTGGGCGCTACTGTTACACCACAACAGTTCCAAGCTATTGCTAATACTGCCACTGGGAATACTCCGATAACTGCTCCTGTTACAAATAGTACAGTTAATAACGCACAAAGTATTGTTAATAATAAGTCTATAACATTGAATAACACGTTTAATGTTTATGATTCAAAGGATAGCAATACTGTTATTGAGCAGATTAAGAGTTATATGAATAAGACACTTCGGACAGCAATCAATAGTATTAAATAATTGCTTTATAATTTATATCAGCTCATCTGAAATATGGTGGGCTGATTTTATATAAACAGAAACAAAAAATGAAAGGAGGAATAAATAATGTTATGTTCACCCACAAATGCTTATCCTAATAATAATTGTATAGACGGTTCTAATTTTAGTATGAAAATTACTTTTAATGGTGACTTTTGTATGGGAGCTGATTTTTATGTGTATGATTATCAGACTGGTGATAGAGTAGGAAATATTTATTATGAACGTGGTAAAAGCACTGATGGGTTTAGAAATGGCGAAGAAATAGATATTGTAAATACAAGTGATATTCCTCAAAATACCGAATATCTTTGGAGAGCAAAATTTTATGAGCCTGTTGATATAGATAATGGTTATTATCCAGATGTATACTCATCTAAAGGTAAAATACAAAAAAATCCGTTAACAAAAGTTACAGTACAATCAACTGATGAAGATATAACAAATAATATTTATATTCCTATCGAAAAAGGATTAGATATTAATTTACCTTGCTATTGTTATTGGAGTGGGAATGGTAGGAAAACTGTTGTAGGTTATAACAAGAGTAAGGGAATACTTAAATTATCTGAGGCATTTGATGATAAAAATGCTATCCCTGTTAGTACAGAACTTTATCTTAGTACTGTTAAAGTTGTAAATATGGACACTGTATTATCAGAAACAGGGTTAATTCCTATTGAACAAGGACTTAATCTTGATACTGGCAAACATAGAAAAACCAGAGCAGATAGTGATACAATCCCTAATACATATATTAAAGTTAATGGTAGTTATTATGGTATTACAAAATACTATAATAAAACTGGATTTGTGGGCATAGAGGGAACTGTTCCAGAAATAGATGAAAATACGCCATATGAAATTTATCAATGCTTTGTTATTTCTCCTTATTATTATTTCAATACTAAGGCTATTCCTGTTATAACTCCTAAGATGACTTTTGTCAATGAGGTTATAAAGTGTGAAGCTAGCATAACAACACAAGGCAATTATCCAATTAAGTATTATTATTGGACTATATATGATAAAGATGATAATATAATAAATCAGAGTGAGAAAATATGGTCTAGCAGAATGGAATATCTTTTTAGAGAGGTATTACCAGATGCTACTTTCAAAGGGAAAATTACAATAGTGACACAAGATGATGTTGAGGTCACAAGTCCTGTTGTTAATTGCACTATTCCTAAAGGTGCAGTCGGGATTACTGATTTGAAAGCAACTGTAGATACAGTAAAAAATACTGTAAAATTAACTTGGAAAAATGCTACTGGAGTTGCTCCAACAAGTTATATTATTCAAAGAATAAATTCTGATGGTACTCAACAATATCTTGAAACTGTTCAGCAAACTTCTGCTTCAAGTTATATTGATTATACTTGTGGTGGTGATATGATTTATCAATATATTGTTATCCCGGTTGCGACAACCACAGTATATCAACAGGCTAAAGTGCCTATAGCAACTAGTTTTGACGATTATGAGATTTATTTTTTAACCGAAGTTCCCTATGAAAGACCGTCTAAATTTATCACAGATGTAAGAATTTATTATAATTATATGTATGGTGATAAGCAATTTAAAGTGACATCTTCTTGGAAGGTACAATTAAATCCTGACATTGGTGATGTTGACCATAATATAAAAAGAGATAAAAGTGACACCGAAAGAGGGAAGCCTGTTATTACTTATGGAAATATGGATTATGACTCATTCTCTTTGAGCTTTTTGCTAGGGCATATTTCTTGTCCTGATTATGGATTAACGGATGGCGATTATAAGACATTTCAGAAATGGAAATCTGATGTTAATAGCAAACAGCCTGTGTTAATAAAAAGCACTATGGGTAATGTGTGGTTTGGGACTATTACATCTCACACCTATACTCCTGATGATAGTGGAAATTATAAGACATATTCTATTAAAATAGATTTTGTACAAACAAGGGATATGTATGCTGATAATCAAACCAGAACAAGAATAATGACAGATTGAGGTGATAGGTATGGAACATTATGATATCTATGACCAAAATTATGTTAGACTTGCACAGAATGAAGGAAAAATTGTTCTTGCTAAAATTGAAGTGTTAGACCATTTAGAATATACTATCTACGAGATTACTGATGATATCATTATTGATAGTGAGAATTATTCTAAAACTTATGGGCAAGGTATTCAGGGAAAATTTAGCTTTCAGATTTATAATCACGACCACAAATATGATACCAACGAAAATAGTCCATTCTGGTTTGATAAAAAAATCCGGTATTATAAAGGATTAAAGGACAGATACACAGGCGACATATATTGGTTTAGCAAGGGTATATTTACTACAACCGGAATATCACAAGAAAATGATATTATTAGTATTGATTGTGTAGATAAATTTGGATTGCTCACATCTGAAACGGGTGGCGCTTGTCTCGAAAACGCCACAAAGATTGAATTAGGCGATAAAGTAGGTCAAATGTTTGTAGATATGCTTTCACAAGAAAAAGGTAACGGTAGACCTACCGACCCGATAAATCCTTTGATAGATTTTGATACAAGAGATATTGAACTTGGCGAAGATATTGAACTAAGCACAGGTTCATATTTTGGAGATATATTTACAGAGTTGGCTAACAGTCTTAAATGCAGAATGTATTATGATAATGTAGGACATTTGGTTCTCACAAGAGGCTCTAGTGACTTTGAGTTTAAAAACAAAGCCCCTATGTGGGTGTTTGATGATAAGGCAACTGCTGAATATATTTCTTCTAGTTTGACTTATAACTTTTCCGATGTAAAGAATAGAGTGACTGTCTGGGGAGAAAATTTTGATGGTGCTAGTTTCGTTGGCGTTGCCGAAAATGATAATCCTAAATCCCCAGTAAGAATTAGTCTTGTTGGATATCGTGTGGCTAAAACAATGGAAGATATGTTTGGCTATGAGCAGGCTAACGTAGATGCTTATGCTGAAATGTATCTTAAAATGAAAAGCATTATTGGCATGAGCGTTAAATTGGATTGTACAATGCTCCCTCATTTAGATGTGGAGGATGTTATATTAGTCAGAAATGAAGAATTAGGATTGGATAATGTGAGATTTTTAATAAGCGAAATTTCAATAAATGGAAATGAAATGTCGATTTCATTATGCAATGTTGATAATCTTCCGGAGTTCAGTGAATTTGAATGACTTGCAATGTGTGTAATAATAAGGTGGTGAGAGAGTGACTAATAAAAAAGATGAAAATTCTGAATTGCTTACAAAATTAATTTCTACTGTTCAAAAGAAAAATGACAAAGAAAAAGTAAATGATAGTGTTAAAAGCAAACAGGCTAGAGTAATTGGTGTTGATGATGAAACGCATAAAGTGTTTGTTTATTTTCTTGATGATATAGAAGAAAAAGAGTATAAATTTTTGAATAAAACAGGGGAAGTCATTGGTGTTGGTGATACTGTTAAAGTATTTTATACTAGCAATTCTGCAAAGGGTTGGATAGGCGAACGCTGTGGTGAGCCAAGATATGATGGCGGTTATTCTCTTGAACCAATTACGTCAATTACTATAAATTCCAATATAGATTATTCTGTGCATACAAACGCTGGCATTGAAAGATATGTTGGGATTTTTGAGGGCGAATAAATATGATACCTGATTTGAAATTTTATAAAGATGAAAAAGGTCGTATTATAGAAGCAACAAGAGGAGATAAATATGCAACCATTGAGTGGGCAAACGAAGATGTAGATATAGATTTTTGCAATTTTGTCATCACAATAGCCATAACAGCGAGAGGAGTAGGGAAAGATGTCTGATGTAGACGAGAAAAAAATAGAATTTGTCAGTGACACAGATGTTAGCATACCTGTACGCTGGAAAACAGCCGCAACAGACTTGAGATGGAATAATGCTATTGCTATGGCTGTAACCATTGCAAGAAAAATTGACACTTCTAATTTATGGGACGGATATTTGCATTTCAGAGAAAAAACTGGGGATTTTAAAATTAATCCCTTTGTGTTAAAAACCATGGATATCGAAGATGGGTTTATATGTGATATTCAAACCCCCATAGATATTTCTTTTACAGAGAATGTGGCTTATCACTATATTAATTCTTTTGTTTTAACAACCTCAAGGATAACAGATAACATGCCTTGTGTTACTGGGAGTGTGTATAGCACTGATAGCACCACTATATATATTGAAATGACAAACCCAATCACAAGTATTTCTGCAAACGAAAATATAAAAGCTTTTGAAATAACTGCTACATTTGGTGGAGTTAGATATACGTTTAACCCTGTAAAAGTAGAAATATCAGATGTGTCTAGGATTAAACTTACTGTTACTGATATGGGTCAAGTATCTGGTGAGGTAAATATTTTGTATAAGAGCGAATTAGGAAATATTAAAGAAAGTGCTTATGATGCTTATATTGAGAGCTTTAATAGGGCTTTTACTTATACTATGAATTATTTGGAGGGAGAATGATATGAAAATCAAAGGGCATACAAAAATAGAATTATTTAACGCGGAAACCGGAGAGTTAGAACAAGTAGTAGAAGAAAATAATATGGTTACAAGTGCCGTACAGAAGCTTTTAAATCTTCCGGTTGAATTTGTGTCGTGTAATACAAGTATAAAAACGATTCTCGACAACACTTTACCTATATCTACTAACGCCATGGGTGGAGTGCTTCTTTTTAGTAATAAAAAAGAAGAAAACTCAAATTTGATATATGCAAATGGTGAGGGTGCAGTTGGACATGCTGGAAGAGTATATTCTGGAACTAACCCATGTACTGGGACGTTGAATGAGACAGAGTGTAGAACTCTTAGCAACGGATATCGGTTGGTGTGGGATTTTGCTACAGACCGTGCAAACGGGACAATTGCTTGCGTTTGTTTAACAAGTCGCACAGGTGGATATATAGGACTTAATGAATATTGGGATCCGACAGCAGACAATTATAATCCTAAGATAACTAATTTTTATAATTTTGATAACAACCTGTCAAGACCTTTATACAATCTCCCAAAAGATATCCCAACAAGCGAATTTGGTGGAATTAGAGGAATAGTAGCTAAAGACACCATTGTTTCTTTGTCAAATCCGTCTACAACAACATTTAGACTTTCTTATTATAAAATACTTAACACAGAAAAGATAGAATTAAATTGGGGTGATTGTGGTAGCTCTGCAAGTTCGCCATATAAGACACAGGACATATCTATTACAAACCCAGGAGATTATACTAGTTATACAGATTCAGATGGTTTTATACGTTGCATTGGATATGGTCATCAAGAACAAGAAGATAAGATACACTACGACATTTGGTTTAATTGTAATAGAATTAATGCTTTAACAGGAACTGTTGACCTTGATAAAAAAATACTTATTAATGTTCAAAGTTTTCCTGATGATTTTTATATCAAAAGGTTCGCCAATGCGGGCATCGGGAGCAGTAATTTTTATCACAAATATGACGGTTATAAACCATTTTGTTTGATGAATAATTTTATTATAGCATGGTTTCAACTTGGTACGAGTTCCTATTGCTTAGCTACTGTGGATTTTAACGGAAATTTCATAAAAAAATTTGATTTGACCAGTGATTATAACGATAGGAAGTGGGAAAGGCTTTATGATTTGAAACGTAAAGCACATTTCTTACAGAACAACCAATGTATAACCGAAGATGGGGATATTATTAGGCTAGGATATTGGCAAGATAACATTTCGAATATGGATAATATGCAAATTTATACATATACAGATATATACCCATATTTTATATCTCGTTATAACTATTATAATGCGCCAAAACTGTATCTTAATAAAGACTTCACTTATTTGGCTACTATTAATAATCTAGCCACTCCAGTAACAAAAACTAGTGCCCAGACGATGAAGATAACTTACGATTTAATTGAATCATAGGATAGTTAAAAGGGTGAAATATATGACAATTACTCCTGATAAAATAATCACAATAGCAGGAATACAAATTAAACAAAAAATTATTCCAGATGGTCTCAGATGGAAAGACCCTACTAAAGCTAGAAACGCAAAATTTTCTCCTAATGCATTGTATAAAGCAAATGTAAAAATGCCTAAAGTGAATACAATTACAATTCATAATACTGCTGACTTAGATAATATTCAAGATGATGCTGAAAGATATACTCTTGCTACATATAATGAAAATATGGGTTCAGTTAGACCACACTTGTATGTAGACGAAAGTTCTGTATGGCAGTTACTCAGATTTGATGAAGTGGGATGGTGTAATGCAAGAGGTACTTATAATGTAGGGGCAATAGATGATATTGCTATTGAGTGTATTATGAACGAAAATAAACAATCGGATGCTATAGCAGAAGACAAAACTGCTAGATTAGCGGCATATTTTCTCCACGAAAACGACTTAGATATCTCTGCATTAAGAACACATACTTATTGGATTAACAAAAATTTAGGACTTAGTGGTAGTGTAGACTATCTTAATACTCATATTGAAAAAGGAGTAACGAAAGTTTGTCCTCTTTATATTATGCCACATTGGAGTAAATTTAAAGCAACAGTAAAAAAATATTTATTAGCATATGAAAAACCAGTAGAAAATGTACCCTATAAAATCAGAAGAAGCAAAGATAATGTTGAAAGCCAAATAGGTGTTTATAATAATCTGGAAACAGCAAAAAATATCGCTGATTACAATAGAGGCTATAAAGTTTTTGACAATTTAGGAAATTTAGTATACAAACCTAGTGTTTATTATTCTAAATATATTACCACTAAAGATAGAACGCCTATTAAATATGTGCCAGAACGCAATGCTAAAACTATATCAAGATTGCCTAAAAATACAGAAATTATAGTTTACTTAGGTAGTAATGTTACGGCAGAAAACGGCACAATATGGGTTAAGTTTACTAGCCCAGAATGTGAGAAATTTTCTAACGGATTTGCCTATATTCCGTTTCAATATATAAAAAAGAAATAAATAATAAGTATAATAAAGAAAGGAAGTAAATTTATGACAGACATACTTAACACAGTATTGGCAAATTTACTTATGGTTGGCGTTTTTCTTATTCCTTTAGTGCTTATGCGAATGGCAGATATTATTCTTGGTGTAGCTATTGCAAAGAAGAATAGTATCTCTTGGCATTGGAATAAATTCCTTTGGGGGCTGTTTTACACAGTTTGTTTTATTGTTGGAACGGGGCTGTTTACTACAAGTATTAGTATGATAGAACCTATAATTAGACAGTTTGGTATTGTCGCTGACGAAGCTACTTTAACGGCTCTTAATGGGATAAGTATAGTAGCTGTATGTCTTATAATCTTGGCAATTACTGTGACTTCTTACGGCAAGGACTGCTTTGAGAAAATCAAGACATTAGCGGGGAAGAGTGAAAAATCTGACACTACAAATTCTGTTATTATTACCTCTGAAAAGTGAGGTGGATTATGGAGAATATAGATTTACAAACAGTAGCTTCATGGTGTGGAAGTATCAGCACAATTATTGCACTTTTTGTACTTATAATAAAACCGCTTCGGAATAAATTTGTGAGTTGGATCTCAAAGACAAGTGACAAAGATGGCATAAATGAGAAAATCGATAATTTGACACAACTTGTAGAAAAACAAGTTGAACAAAATGATACAATGTCCGATGAAATGAAAAAACAAAGTAATGCTTTGCAGGCAGGGTTAAGAAATTCTATTTTGGTTATATATAATTCAAGAATGAAATCAGGATATATAACTTTATACGAAAAAGAAAACCTTGCAAAGTTATATTCAAATTATACTTCACTTGGGGGCAATTCATTTATACATAATTGCGTTGATGAACTTAATGAATTACCTGTAAGAAATGATTGATTGCGTAATACAAGACTGCTGTGCAAATAGTACGGCAGTCTTAATTTTATAGAAAGGAATGATAATATGGCTGGTGCGCTTTTGAAGTACGGAAATGATTATAATACGCCCGTTGCGGAGTTCGCTGTCACACAAGAAAGCGATTTGCAGGATTTACCCACGTCTACTACACCAGGGAAAGGTATATTTGAAGGCATGAATGCTGTGCCGATAGGGAGTGTATGTTCTTTCGGTGATACCACTGCTGGATATGTAAGAACATTTATGCTCTTTGATACATGGATGGAAATTTGATATGGAATATAAACTTATAAAAGAAAGGGTGAATTACAAATGGATATAGCAACCCTAGCAGCAGCCAAACGATATACAAACGAAACTGTAATTGGAATGGGGGCATTAAAAGGTGCTCCATGTACGGTTAAATCTGTTACTCCTGTTACTGGTGGTAATGAAGTAATTCTTTCTTGGACAGCAACAGACGGAAGTGTAACAGAGAATAGCTTCGTTGTAAAAGATGGTGTTTCGGTTGTTGGAGTTTCTATTGATACTACGACAAATAGTCTTATTGTTGAGTTATCTGATGGTTCTACCAAAAATGCTGGAGTTTTGCCTAAGGGTGAAAAAGGTGACACTGGCTTCTCCCCCACTATTACAGAAAATCCCGATAATACAAATGAAATATATAAGCTTGATGTAACAAATGAGGACGGTACATTCACTACACCTAATCTCAAAGGAACTGGCGGTGGACTCGACCCCGATAAGTATTACGACAAGGCACAGATTAATGCACTCATTGAACCTCTTGATGAAGCAAAGCATACTCACGACAATAAGGACACAGTTCTTGATAAACTTACTACAAACGATACAGGCGATACTCTCTTGTTTAATGGTAATGCTATTAAAGGCTCTGTTGAAATAGATGATACTACAACCACGGCAATAGACAAAGTATGGTCTGCAAAGAAAACTAATGATACGTTTGAAGAAGTTAAACAGTCTGTTACTGACACAAACGCCAAATTTGCTGATTATGATACTTCAGCCGAAGTTGATGGTAAGATAACAACTGCTCTCGCCGATTATGAAAAGTCTGCCGATGTAGACACCAAGCTTGCCGAATATGATAAATCAACTGTTGTCGATAAAAAGATTACTGATGCTTTAGCTGATTACGATACGTCAGAAGTTGTTGATAACAAACTGAAAGATTATGCTAAGACAACAGAGGTTAATACAAAGCTTGCTGATTACTATAAGAAAACCGAAACTTACAGCAATACAGAAGTTGATGACAAATTCACTGATTTTGAAACAACTCTTACAAATGCTATAAAGACTTGGGTTGATAGCGAAGAAAGCCTTGCACTCAAGACTACTCTCTACAACAACAATACGCTGACATTCTACAAGAAGCCTAATGCTACTGTTGATGATACGGCAGATTTTACTATCAATCTTCCCAAGGAACAGTTCCTTGACCAGACTAAGACTACATTTGTTAATGAATTTGCTTGGAGTGAGGAGCTTTATCCTAATTCAACTAACCCGGACCTTGATACTGAACCTGTTTTAGTTCTCGCTGTGAAAGGTGATACGGACGTTGCTTATAGTTTCGTTTCGATGAACGAGCTTGTCAAGATATATAAGGCTTCGACTGTTACAAGTACAGTCACCCTTACTATTGATGATACTACGAATACAATCTCAGGTGAAGTTAATATCTCTGCTGACGAGGGCAATTTACTTGAAGTTGGTGCAGATGGTGGTCTTTATGCAAAGGCTACTGATATTACTGGTAAGGCTGAAACTACTGGCGTAAGTGTTGCTATTTCTGCAAGCAATGAGATTTCTGCTACTCTTGTTGGTAAGGCTGTTGCAGAAGAGAACCTTACTGATACTCTTGCTACAAAGATTAATGGCACAGACGAAGCTCTTACTTGGGGTGCTATTTCTTAATTACTAAAGGGCAAAAACACTAATAAGGGTAATAACATTGAATTATTGCCCTTATTAAATTATAAATATGAAAGGAGAAATAATTAATGGCTGATAATAAAGTCAAATTTCTTCGTGGTACTGCCGCAGAATATGCAGCAAGCACCAAAGATAATGATGTTTTTTATTATATTACTGATACTCAAAAGTTATATTTAGGAGCTAATGAAGTTACTGGTGTCGGTAAAGCTGGTACAGGGGCGAGTGCTGAAATCTTTAACGATTATACTCAAAATAAAGCAAATGGTAATTATTCTCATGCGGAGGGATTATACACGAAAGCTGATGGCTCGGCAAGCCATTCGGAAGGTGCGTATACCGACGCTACCGGGGATTATTCTCATACTGAAGGTTATAGTACAACAGCATCAAAGTTTTTTGCTCATGCCGGGGGAGACTCATCGAGTGCTTTAAAAAGAGGAGCTTTTGTGCATGGTAACAATGTCATAGCCGACAAAAATGATTACGAGACAGCTTTTGGAACGTTTAACAAGAGTAATGCTGATACTCTTTTTTCCGTTGGTAATGGTATATCTACTGAAGACAGAAGTAACGCTTTTGAGATAACTAAAACTACAGGTAAATTATTTGATAAAGAAATTGCTACTAAAGAAGATATACCAACAACGCTCCCCGCGAACGGAGGCAACGCTGACACTCTTGACGGAAAGCACGCAAATGAGATAGCAAACAATCCAAACATGTTCATCAATCCGGATTTCCGGGTAAATCAGCGAGGACAGAACGAGTATTCCACCGGCTACACCGTGGACAGGTGGTACATCTCCACTGATAAGTGCAAAGCTGCTCCGGAAACCAATGGAATCCGCCTGACTGCTACAGCAACGCTGACTTCAAATACCCATGCGTTCTGGCAGAACAACGAATTCCCGCTTGCTCCCGGGAAATACACACTCTCTCTGAACGTCCTGGAAGTATCAGGGGTCTGGTCGGCAAGAATCCGCACTGTGAATGCTTCTGGAGATTACGTCGACAGCTATTACACTTCCGTGCTTCACAATGGGATAAATAAAGTATCGGTTGACCTTTCCGAGGGCGAGTACATTTCCGCAGTCTCCATCGGGTTCAACAAGGGCACCGAAGCCGGGAACTCCCTGAAGCTCGCATGGGCGAAGTTGGAGGGCGGTTCACTGGCGACGCCGTTCGTCCCGCCCGACCCGGCAACGGAGCTTGCGAAGTGCCAGCGCTACTACCAGGTGCGCACCACAAACGACATCGACCCGCTGGACATGCGCCCCAGCATGAGAACCATAACGGACATCAAACAGGTAGAAGGAGGATACGCATATGTCGCAGAATTATGATGAAATCATCGAACCGCGCGAGACCGATGAGGAGCGTGCCGCGCGTGAACGCAGGCTCAGAGCCGCAGAGATAGCACGGGAATTTGCGGCGATAGACCGTGAGCGCGTACGCCCGCTTGCGGCAATAGTTTCCGGAAGTGCCACCGATGAGGACAGAAACAGGCTTGCTGGACTGGAAGCTAGGGCGACCGCACTCCGCAAGGAACTTGCGGGACTGGGGGTTTAAATGGACAGCAGTGTAATCGCGGCGGTGATTTTGCTGGTGGGAACGCTGATAAAATAAACAATTTTTATATGATAAAATTAAAACCTATTGACAAATAATGCTAGATAAGATATAATCTTAACAAGAAGTTGAATAATGCAATTAAGGGTTTGTAGTTAGCATATGAAAGAGTATATAGTGTGTGATTTGTTGTCTAAGAAAAAATATTTGTTTCTAGGAAATAGTATTTATTCCACAATCGAATATAGCGGAAATTATATATCTGCTATAATGAAAGGTAAGAGAATAATTGATTGGGAAATAACGCAATTTGATAATAAAATGTATCGTTTTGATGTAAAATATTGTTTTAAAACTTGTAATAAAAAAATTACAAGTTTTTTAATACAAACATTTATTATAAAAGAACGTGAATTAACTAAGTTGAAATTTTAAATTAATATAAAAAATAAGGGATGCTAGAGCAAAATCTGGTATCCCTTATTTTTACGTTTTTATTTAAGTTTTTTTATTTGTACTATAATATATCTTGACATAACTTTTATTTTGGTGTATAATATTCTACTATCTTATAAATAATGGGAGTGAATAGGAGGAGATAGTTATGCCTAAAATAATGTATCGTAAAAGAAATGGTGGTTGGGAGTATCGTTTTGAAATAGCGAGATTGAATGGTAAACGACAGCATCTTTCTAAAAGTGGATTTAAAACTAAAAAAGAAGCTGAATTAGCGGGAAATAAAGCTTATTTAGACTATAATACAACTGGATTGAATTTCATTCCGACTGAAATGAGTGTGTCTGATTATTTTGATTTTTGGCTTAAAGAGTACTGTAAGGTAAATTTAAAACCTGATACTGTAATAGGATACACTAAAAAGATAAATAATCATATTAAACCTAACGTTGGGTATTATGCCTTGAAAGCAATTAATTCGGCAACACTTCAAAAACTTATTAATAATCTATTTAATTTGGGCTATAGCAGAAACACGTTGCTTTCTATTAAAGGAATATTAACTTCAGCTTTCAATTATGCTGTTGAACCATTAGGTTTTATTGCTAATAATCCTGCATTAGCAATAAAACTCCCACTAAAAAACGCTCAACCTGATACCCCCACTAGGATAGGAGAAAGGCACATAATTTCAAAAGAGGATATGGCAAAAATTTTAGAACGGTTTCCAGAGGGAAGTACTGCATATATCCCGTTGCTTTTTGGATATAGATGTGGCATGAGAATGGGCGAAGCCTTTGCTGTCACATGGGATTGTGTTGATTTTGAAAAAAAGACAATTATAATCAATAAACAAGTGCAATGGCAAGAAAAAGACAAAAATAACACTTTGTCAGAAAGCTATTGGTATATTACTGCTCCAAAATATGGGTCTGTAAGGATTATCGATGTTGATATTGAAACTATAAATGTTTTGAAACGAGAGAAGGAACGACAAATAATAGACAAACAAAAGTATGGTAATTTATATATCCATAACTATTGTACGAATGATAACATAAAAAGAATCAATACTGAATCGGGCGAATTAATTGATTTTGTCACAGTAAGAGAGAATGGTGAATTTATTCAGCCTAGAATTATGCAACATACAACTGCCATAATTACAAAGAAATTAGGTATTAAATTTAATTTTCATTCATTAAGACATACTCATTGTACAATGCTTGCTGAGAATAACGCGCCTATTAAATATGTTCAACAAAGGCTTGGGCATAAGAACGTAACAGTAACACTACAAATCTATCAGCACGTTTCTGAAAAAATGTCTGAAGAAGGTAGAAATACTTTAAATAATATATATGGTATGAGTGAGGATACTAAGGGTAATAAAATTACCTAATATTTCAGAATGCGTCCACATTACGTCCACCTTTTTTGAGTTTTTGTGGACGATTAGAAATGATAACAAATGAAAATAGATGACGTACCATCAGGGTTTATTGTTTACAAATGGCTTTATTAAGGGAAATATGGAGATTACAAAATATGATAAATGATGATGGGGTTTTTGCTGATGCGTTGGGCAACAACCCCATGGTTGGCGCTACCGTTGCTTGCGCAGTTCTCGTTGAAGAGGCTCTCAAGGCTTGATTTAAAGCTAAATACAGAGATTTTGATTAGTTGAATAGCTTTACAGAATAACATTCAATAAAAGAAAAATCTCTTAGCCGTCCACATCCCGTCCACATTTGAAAAAGTTGTGGACGGGATTTTTATTGCTTGTGGACGTATAAGAGATAAAATTATATTGCTTAATTATATCTTTTTATATCTGAAGTTATAAAGGTTTTATATTGTAGGGATCGGTCAAATCATTGTCCTCATTAATTGTAAGAAACTCTACTAACGCAGAATGCCTAATTTTATATGAACCTAATTTTAAGGCGGGTAATTTTTTCGCTTTGATTAATTCGTACACATAAGTTGTGTTTGTTTGAAGAATTTTCGATACTTCTTTTACGGTGTATAAACGTATATCTTCTGAATTATTTTCCACTACTTCCTAATGCTCCATTTCCTCTTTGTGATGGGATTGCTTTCAGTTCATCATATGTATATTCTTCTATTTCAACATACGGTACAGGCATTACTATTGCTTGTGCTATTGCCTTTCCGTAAGGATATATAAAACTGTCTTTATTATTAACGTTTATATTAGAAGTATTCTTTGCAATGTATAAAGTCTTATCTGTTGTGTTTGTAATAGGAACAAACCACTCATTCCGATATCCAGAATCTATCACTCCACATCTCTGAGCAATGCCTTTACTACCAGTTGACCCTCTCTCCTTAAGAATAAAGCAATAATCTGTATCGCAAGCTGAAGCTATACCAGTGGGTATCATTTTTGTTTTGTGGGGAGGAACAATTATATAGTCTTCTTCAAAGTCAGCATAGATATCATACCCTGCATCTTCAACTCTCTTTGTGGGTATTTCTGCTGTGGGTCTTACTTTTGCAAATTTAACTGTTGTAATCATATTATATATAACCTCTAACTTTCTTTACATTATTCATAATTCTTTCAATTGTATAATTTACATCTTCATTAGTAAGTGTATCATCCCAACTTAATCTGATACTGTTGTAGATATATTCTTCTGGACAGTTGATAGCTTTTAATACATGACTAGGTTCTAATGAGCCACTATTGCAAGCTGAACCTGCTGATACACAAATACCATCCATATCAAGTAATAACATGAGAGATTCGGATTCAACACCCTTAAATCCAACATTTAGAGTTGATGATATGGAGTGTTCTATATCTGTGTTAAAATGTACATCTGTCATTTGTGAGAAAGCATTATAGAATTTATTCTGGATTTCTCTACAACACTTGTCTTTTTCAGGAGAGTAGTTGTAGAGTTCTGAAGCTTTGCCCATTGAGATGATTCCGGGAAGATTATATGTGCCACCACGCATAGAGCCTTGCTGATGTCCTCCAATAATAAAAGAATTGATGGGGCTATTACAAAGTAATGTCCCCACTCCTTGTAAGCCACCAAATTTATGGGCTGATAAAGAAGCATAATCGTATTTGAGTTTAGAAATATCAATATGTGAAAATGCTTGGGTTAAATCAGTATGTAATTTGCAATTATACTTATGACATAAATCATAAATAGCATTGATGTTTTGAATAATGCCCAATTCATTATTTACTCCGATAATGGTACACAATCCTGCTCCTTCGGATAGAGCCTTTTCAAGTTCGTCTTTTTTGATTATACCTTTATTATCAACACCAATCAATTTATAGTTAAGACAATATTCTTGAGCATAGTATTTTAATGTGTTTAATATAGAGGGGTGTTCTATTGTGCTTGAGATAATTGTACTATGGCGAAAATTGTTAATAACCCAATTATTGCTTTCTGAACTACCACTGGTATAATATACTTCTTTTGCATTTGTGGTTCTCTTTATTAAATCTGTTGCTTTATTGACTTCTGAGAGTGCTTTGTTGCCAATTGAATACAAAGATGAGGCATTACCACACATCCCGTTTAAGTAGGAGAGTATAGAAGTTAAGATGGGTTTGGGAATATTTCCATATGTTCCTGCTTTATCAAGATAAATTATTTTATTCATATCCTGTTCTCCTTTGGATTGTTCTCAGATTTTTCTTTTTTATTACGAATAACAAGCCTAAATGGCATTGGTATTACTGCTATCAAAATAACTGTTCCGAGCCAATGCCAAAAATCACTGAATATGTACTGTAAAATTTCTAACACTCTTTTTACCTCCTCTTTACTTATTTATCATCGGGCAAACTGTCATACCTCTATCTTTCATATAAGATATAAAGTCATCAGGATTAACTTGTTCCATCATTTTACTCATATTGTGGATATGCCTTGTTATAAGTTGTTTTAATAGTTACAAGAGCATTGTCTTTAATTTTGCAGACTTTATATGGTGATAGATAACCACTATCTAAAGAATTATAAATTTTGACATACCCATTTTTATACCAAATATCTCCGTTGAATTTATTCTTAACCATATTATAAACGTCATTATTGTAATAAGGACTTTGTTTGTCTATAAGATTTTTAATCATTTCTGTTTCGATTTTATCAGGTTGGCGAAACTCATATATAGGCACATATTGATAACGTTGAAATGGAATATCATCAACATATATTGTAACTGTACGTCTCCAGAAATCTTTTAATTCGTTTGGTTGATTCATTTATTATCTCCTTTTTATAAACTTACGATGAAAGAAAGGTTTTATCGTAGTTTTTGATTTTTCTATCCCTTGTTTTACCGAGGGTAGAGGGGGGCGAATTTTAGAAAATTTATATTTATAGATAACAAATTAATATTTCGATATCTGTACCTGCAAATACTTCTTCTATAATTGCTTTTACCTTAGACCATTCAAGTTTGTCCAACCCACATCCTATCTTTGGCATTGCAATATAAAAAATATCATTTCTTACACAGCAACTTTTCAGTTCTTCCAATGTCATTTTTAATGTTTCGTAAGTGGGCTTTTGCCAATATTTTTGTTTTGTAATAAGATTAAGTTCTACTCTCCAACCTGTTGCCTTAGTTGCAACGCATTGACCAATTCTTTCACGTTCAGTATAATTGAATGAAATAATACCCTCTTTTAATTCCCGTTTCACTCCTCGCTTTGCAAATTCCCTAGCAATTCCTGCACCCATTGCAAAATCAGCACTAACACACTGAACAAGCGTATAATTCTTCGGAACTGTGAATAAGTCTTTTTGTTCTTCTTTTAGTATCATAGTGGTATCCTTTCAATTAATTATTTCTTAAATATTCTAATATTTCATTTACAATATTATCATAACCATTGATATCTCCGTTGCAAACAGTGTATGAAACATTCCAAGCGTTTAACTTTTCTAATAGTGGCGCAACAAGAGCATTGCTTTCTTCCTCAGTCTGAAGTCTGCCCTTAGGATTATACGGTTTTACTCTCTTTAATAGATACGTTTTATTATTGAATGAACAGAAACAATTATATACGGTCTTATTAAAAGCTTTGTCGAGAATTTCACTAGAATTATAAAATGAAGATAGCAATAGGGGAGAGTCAGTTATGATTACATCAACCTTGTCCTTACAACGATTCATTCTATAAAACTGTTTACCAAATATATAAACCTGATTATCGGGTTGAAATATTGTTGAGTTTTCTTCCCATACTTTATCTTTGGCAAACTCTGTAATCAATTCAGCATTTATACCAGCAAGTTTAAGTTTGCTAAAGATATAAGCTGCTCCAGTGCTTTTACCTGCACCGGGAACACCAAATAAATTTACTACTAAACAATTTGTATTCATATATACTCTCCTTATTTATCCATATTCTCAAGCCTATACTTAGCCACATCAGCCCAAAACCAATTTTCAAATTCTCCCTTACGGTCACAAATACCATTGTCTATACCTATATAATTTCTATTTTCAAGTTGAGCAGCTTTTAAAATAGAACCTGAACCACAACAAAAATCAACTACCAAATCACCCTCGTTTGTATATGTACGAATTGCATACCTGCAAAGTTCAATAGGTTTCTGTGTAGGGTGAAGTGCTATTGAAGGGTGAGGTTTTGAGAACTTCCAAATTGATGTAGGATATTTCATATTTCCTGTTGTTTGAACAACTGTAAAATTACCGTAGTTAGAGTTATTTAATATCTCATCATTCGCTTTACCTACGGCTTTTCCTTTGCTATGACAAGGTTTACCTTCGGTCATTTGTGGATTGTATGTCGGTTGTTTATTGTAGAATATCATTATGTCCTCGTGTTCTCTTAATGGTTGTCTTTTTGCGTTTAAGAAACCACTAGGAAGAACCTTTTCCCAAATGATATTATATTTATGCATTTTCTCATTAGACAACATCATCTTAGCAGTAAATTTATCCTGTCCAAAAAATAAAACCACACCGTTGTCTTCCAGTGTTCTTTCTATCTGCTCCCACATCGGTTCTGGTGGAATAATATTATCCCACTTGTTTTTAGTGGTTACTCCGTATGGTAAGTCAACAAAATACATATTAACGGATTTATCAGGTATCTGTTTAAGTCCCTCGATACAATCCATATTATAAACATTATTTATTTCAAGCGTTTTTATCAACTCCTTTTATGACTTAGTTTCAGCTAAAAGTTTTTCATATTCTTTCTTAGCTTTTTCTAATTCAATCTGTTTAATCTTAACTTTCATTTTGCCATATATTTTCTTTTTAATTTCTTTGTAATCGGAAATTAATTTCTTACCATGTTCAATATCAAAAACCATATGACAATTATATTCGTCCCAATCTAAAGGGGCATATGATTTTAAAATAATATTAAACTCTGTCCATTCTTCCTCTACTAAAAACCAATACTTTTGAAATACAAACGTTGATTTGTCAATATTCTCCCAGTGAATATAATATCTGTTTTTATTCCCTTGAAACTTAGTTGTAGGATTTGTAATATGATACCCTTTAATAATATTAAAATCATCAAATTTAATATTGTCTCCCCATTCAAGACCTAATGCTTTTAACTTTTTGCAAGCTTCTAAATATTCGTTTGGAGAATTACCATAACTCCAATTTTTGGCTTTTTCAAATTCATTTATATATGTTTCTAAAAAAACTAATTCTTTCATCAATGGTCATTAAATCTCCTCCAATAAAAGTGGATTTTCATTGTATCAATTATAATTATTAAATCCTAAAAAGTTATCTTTGTCTACGATTATTCCTGTAATTGTATCATAACCCTCAGAATCAACGAAACCGATATTCACAAGATTTCCCTTAATAAGTCTTATCTTTTCAAGGCTATCAATAAGAGTATCAAGGTCATAATCTTTACGACTTGGATTTGAATCGATTATGACAATTTCAGGCTCTTTATCAATATCCATAATACACGGAAGTATAATATTTGTAATTGCCTCACGAGAACAAGTGCTAATGTCAATATAACCATCTGTAACTTTATGTCCTCTTGAATTTAAATTTGGTTTTATCCATTCAACTTTTGTACCGTCTGAAAAATCAACATATAGGTCAAATTTAGTTCGTGTTTGTTTAGTTACGGTTACACCAGCCTTTTCATAATCATTGATTATATCAATGGCTGTTCTAAGAACTATTAATTCGTTGTCTGTAAAAATTCCTATCGTTTTCATTTTATATTCTCCTTTCAATTATCACCTTTTATAGCAATTACTTTCTTCCAATATGGTTCATACTTGCTGAGTTCTTTAGCTAACAGGGTTTGAAATTCTTCGTCAGATAAATTTGGATATTCTTCGTTACCATCAAGGTAATCCAACAGAACATTTTTAAAGGTATCTCGGTCATTGTACACACAACCCTCACCAAACGGTAATTCACAATCAAGAATTTCATCAATACAGAAATGAATATCTGAGCAGTATGTATACCCATAATCGTCTGAAGCTGCATCCTGCCCCACAAGAACCACAATGGGCAGGTCTGGATTTTCTGCGATAAGTTGTTTTAATTCGTCTGAACTTTTAGTTAAATTTAATGGTGTATCATTTGATATTCTCCTTTCAATTTACAATAAAACGAGTCTTTTGTTTTTTAAAAATGTTGATTTTTAAATTCTACAATATAATCAATGAACTACTCTCGATTAAGTAATTTTTCTTCATTGGGTGAAATTATTGCAACATTACCGTCTTCTTTCATATTCAACAAACAAATCAATAATCGTATATATTCATTGTAATAATTTCTTTGTCTTACCCAAGGTAATAGATTAGTTTTCACAGACTTGTTTATAAATGCTTTTTGAGTCTTAGTAAGTTTAATGCCAAAATTATCTTCAAGAAACCGAATTGGATTTTCTTTATAAAATGCTATCAATTCGGAATAAGTATTTGTATTGATTATTCTCACCTCTTATAAAATACTGTTTTCATTATGTTTTAAAGCCCATAATATTCTCTTAAAACATCTGCAACTTTTGTAATATCATCTTGATATAAATAATCATATCCTGTTTCTTTTAAAACTGATAAAATGTTTCTCCAAGAAGTAATAATTGCGTTTTTATCAGATAAACTTGATTTATTCTTTTCTATTTGAGAATGTTCAAATGCTTTTAATTCATCTTTACCGAGCCATTTAATCCAAGCTCCACAATCTTTACAATAAAGACCAATGTTATTGCCCTTCTTTTCTGTATACAGAGAAACACTTCCACATTTTTTACAACAATTTTGATACATATTTACCTCCTTATATCCAATCCACTATGGGTTTGCCAGTAAATCCTTTCTCCCATATAAACCAACAATAGCAAACCGCTGACGATTCCTTACCAAATACGCCGTTCTTACCACAATTAACTCTATTTGTAAAAACATAAATTTTCTTTGGAGGATATTTCTCAAACAATTCTCTGCGTTTTTGACTTTCAAGAAATTGTATCTTGAGAAACATAGCTACTTTTACAGAATCCATTGATATATTAAGTGCGTGTTCTACAAATTCAGTTGCATATTTATAGGGTGGATTTGTAATTATATCAGGTGACATCTTATCTGCTGAAGCAGTAAGAAAGTCAAGAGTTTCTATTTTACCATTGGTTCTATCAACAATATCTGTACTTCTTACTTTATAACCATTTTTTTCAAGAGTATTTGAAATATGTAATTCTCCAGCAGCACATTCCCATATGTAATGATTAAACTTTTCCTTTTCTAAGAGCTTTATAACTGCAAAAGGTGGTGTTGCATAGTAATCTTCATTTTGACGATCTGTATCTGAATGACTGCTTGCTGATAATGTTGAAAACACAGCTTTTGAATTACCTGTCCAATCTTTATTGTTGCTCAAAATTTGACATCTCCTTACTTTAATAATTTGTTATCAGCACTTCTATATCTTTGGTTTCTCGGTCTTTCTTGTGATAATTACAATTTAGATAGTCTCCAGATAAATAATGAATATGATATTTATCTTTCCAAGCATCTAAAAATTCATTGTTATACTTTAGGTTATTTGATAAAGCCCACCTTGTTCCCTGTTCGTCCAACCCATCCAGTAATTCGTAAAGTTTCTTTTCGTGTTCAGCAGTCCAACCCTCAAAGCCACGTTTTCCATCGTTATAATTACCAACAGAGTTAAAATAAGGTGGGTCAAAATATATCAGATCGTTCTCGTCAAAGTCTGAAAAATCAAAATCGAAAGCGTTTTTAGACGATACTATTATTGGGTCTTTATTCTCAAATCTATGTTTTAAAGCAAGTAAGTCCTGTTTTTGCCTGTCAGAAAAATAACTGCGATTTTTACCGAAACTACTATTATATTCGTGCTTGTTATTAAAACGGAACTGATGATTAAATGAATGGCACATCAAAGTATATAATGTAATCCAATCTTTTCTGCCATTATTATAACTATCACGAAGTCTTTCAAAGCCTTCCTTATTTATCATACTCAAATCGTATTCTGAAATAATGTTTTCAATCTGCTTGATTATTTCATCATAAGACGTTGAGAACAATCCCGACACAATACTTGAAACATAAGGATTTATGTCGTTATATATGTAATAGTCTGCTTCTGTATTCATTAAAACCGTTCCTGATCCGCCGAAAGCATCTACAAACATTGAAATCTTTTTAGGAAACAAAGGTATAATCTGCTTGATTAGGCGATATTTATTACCTACATAGTTTATAGGTGATTTTATGTATTCGTTCATTATCTTTTGTACCTCATTGTCTTGCCATCAGCCATTTCGACATCAATGTAATTGGGATATTTGCCATCATTCTTATAAGAATTAAACTTGTTATAGACTATCATTCGAGGACGTTGATGGGTGCTTTCGCAATTTTGACATTCACTTTTGGATTTATATATTGTGTTGCAAATTTCACATTGGAATTGACTTAATGCTTTCATTTTTATTACTCCTTTTGTACAATGAAATTTTTGATTTATCGTATTGTTAGGCTCTTGCTTTGTAATATGGCAAGAGCCTATTTTTTACGATTTTTAGTCACAATAGAGGATTACTTTACCTTGTTCCAGACTTTCTTGAACACTAATGCACCTCTGATTTGATGAGCCTCGCCAAGCGAGAGAAATATCTCTTTTATCATCTTCATATCTGCCATCAACAAGAACGTCACAATACTTAACAACATCTAATGGGGAAACCCCATTTACTTCAAGGTTTTCATATTTCTCTTCTTTGTCAAATATTTCTTCCCAAGTATAACCTGTATAAAGCCAGATTGATTTGTTGGGAAATTTCTCTTTAACCATTTTAACAATTTTATAAACAGTTTCAAGATTTTGTGGTTCAAGTGGATGCCCACCTGAAAAAGTTAATCGAGAGATATAAGATTTATCAAGTGCTTTGAGAAGCTCTTGCATTGTATTTTCTGTAAAGGGTTGTCCTGCAATAAAATTCCAAGTTTGAGGATTGTGACAACCAAAGCAGTGGCGGTTGCACCCCGAGACCCAGAGTACAACTCCTATGCCTATACCATTGGCAGTATCATATTTACTGATTTTTATGTAATTCATAATTCCAACTATCGCCTCGAATAATATATCCTATCATACTGCTATCAAGATTATACATAGTTCCTAACCGTTGGTATGTTATCTTTTCATTATTATATTTGTTTCTTATTTCATTTGCTTGTTCTAAAGTGATTTTTGCACTGGATAGATTATTAATTACTGCGTGTCTTCGATTGTATTTATTGTTGCACCACTCTAAATTATAAACAGTGTTATTATTTTTATCACCATCAATATGGTTTACTTGTGGATAATTATTAGGATTCGGTATAAAAGCTTCAGCAACAAGTCTATGCACAGAATACATATGTTTTCCAAGATGAACTCTATAATAACCTTTAGTGTTTTGATTATTAGGTTTTAAGACTCCTTTTTGCCAATAATCGTTCCATCTGTTCCAACCTGAATATACCCATAATTTTCAATCCACAAAGATTTAAAATTTTCAGATATAATCATTAATTGTCTCCTATATGTATAACTCTTTCTTTTATTTCTTGAGTTCGCCCTGCGTTCCAAAAATTACTTCCTATATAACCACAAGTTCTTCTAGCCACGTTTAGTTTCTTTTCATCTCTATTGCCACAATTGGGACATTCCCATACAAGTTTACCTGTTTCTTTATCTTCAATAATCTGTATCTCGCCATCAAATCCACATACTTGACAATAATCAGATTTTGTATTGAGTTCAGCATACATTATATGGTCATAAATAAACTTGATTACTTCAAGCACTGCTTCAATATTATTATTTAGATTAGGAACTTCTACATAGCTAATTGCTCCTCCGGTTGAAAGAGACTGAAACTCAGATTCTATAGAAAGCTTTGTGAAAGCATCAATAGGTTCTGTAACGTGTATATGATAACTATTGGTTATGTAATTCTTATCGGTTACACCCTTTATAATACCAAAACGCTTCTGTAAACACTTGGCAAACTTATATGTTGTCGATTCAAGAGGTGTACCGTAAATTGAAAATCCGAGATTAAGGTCTTTATTCCAATCGTCACACTTATCGTTCATATACTGCATTATTTTCTTGCCGATATCCCGACCTGTTTTTTCAGTAAGTTTGTGACCAGTTAAAGCATAAACACATTCCCACAGACCTGCATAGCCAAGAGAAATACTTGAATAACCACCTGTAAGGTATTTATCAATTACTTCACCCTTTTTAAGTCTTGTCAATGCTCCATATTGCCAAAGAATAGGTGCAACATCTGACGGTGTACCCTTGAGTCTTTCATATCTACAAATCAAAGCTCTATGACAAAGTTCCAGACGTTCATCAAATATCTTCCAAAATTCTGTCATTATATTATTTGGGTTATTCTTCTTTGCTGTGAGCGCAACATCAACAAGATTAATTGTTACGACACCTTTATTAAATCTACCATAGAATTTATAATTTCCGTTTTCATCTTTCCAAGGTGAAAGAAAGCTTCTGCAACCCATACTTGTAAAGCAATGACCATCTTTAAGCTGTTTCATTACCTTTTCACTAATATAATCTGGAACAAGCCTTTTTGCAGTACACTTTGCAGCAAGTTTGGTAAGATAATAATAAGGTGAGTTCTCGTGAATATTATCTTCTTCAAGGACATAAATAAGTTTCGGGAAAGCAGGTGTTATCCAAACACCAACTTCATTCTTAACTCCCTGATAACGCTGTTTAAGTACCTCTTCAATAATAAGTGCAAGGTCGTGTTTTGTTTGCTTGTTCTGTACTTCGTTAAGATACATAAATACGGTTACGAATGGGGACTGACCATTTGTTGTCATAAGTGTAACTATTTGATATTGAATAGTTTGAACACCGCGCTTAATTTCTTCTTGTACTCTTTCTTCTACAATATCATCAATAGTAGGTAAATCACCATCTTTAATCTCCCAATTAAAAGATTTAAAAAAATGTTCAACCTCTTTGCGGATTTTTTGTCGTGAAATATCGACAAATGGCGCAAGTGCCGACAAAGTTATGCTCTGACCGCCATATTGATTACTAGCCACCTGTGCAATAATTTGTGTAGCAATGGTACATGCAGTAGCAAAACTATGTGGCTTTTCAATCATTGTGCCACTGATAACTGTCCCATTTTGTAGCATATCATTGAGGTCGATTAAATCGCAGTTGTGCATATGTTGAGCAAAATAATCTGCATCATGGAAATGAATAATTCCTTCGTTATGTGCTTTAATAATATCCTCTGGGAGAAGAACTCTATTTGTTAAATCCTTTGAAACCGTCCCCGCCATATAATCTCTTTGCGTGGGGAGCAATGTTGGATTTTTATTTGAATTTTCTTCTTTTATAGCTTCATTCTCACAATCAATAAGAGATAGCATTTCATTATCAGTATTATGTAATCCTCTCACCATCTCTCTCTTGTACCGATACCTTATGTACGCTTGAGCAACCGCCTTATCATAGTCCATAAGCTCACATTCAACTATATTCTGAATTTCTTCTACTGAAATTTGATTATTATAACATTTATTAATCTTCCCAATAACAAAAGCTGTAACGTTATATGCTGAGCTTGAGGTATAGAATACATCGGCATTGGGGCGTGTTTCGGTAAATGCTTTTAATATAGCATTGTAAATCTTGCCTTTATCGAAATCTACAATATCACCATTGCGTTTAATAACTTTGATTTGATTTTCTTTTATCATCTCATATCACTTATTCCTTTCATCATCTTCTTGCATCATTATATTTTCTATCATTTCTTGATTATATGGTTCTAATTTATTACCATTATTAATATAATCTAAAACTTTTTGATGCTTAACATAAGCGTAATTCCCAAAATAATCACGTTCAGCTTCAATTCTAGCTTTTACTGCTTCTGTAAAATCACTATATTGCCCTAGCTGAATTCTTTTATTATTGGAGGATAAATAAACTGTCCATTTAGAAAAATTCCTTTTTTGAAATACTCCCACAAACCCCGATTTATTTCTTTTTGACATTGTTCTATTTTGATTATTTTGGCTTCTTGTGGCAATTCTTAAATTAACTTTTCGATTATCGCGTTCATTGTGATTTATATGGTCAATGTCTATTTGGGTGTTTTTTATATTATTAAAATCTAGTATCACAATTCTATGCATGAAAATATTAATGGATTGAGAGTCACTATTAATTTGAGTAAACACATAATTGTTATTATTTATTCTCCAATAATAGTCTTTTAGCTTGTTATAATCTTCTAAGTCAAAATAGAACTCTTCTCCTTTAGAAGTATAACCAATACCATATTCTCCTGATAAATCATATGTATTATATTTTCTTCGACATTTACTTGTTGTTTCTCTTGCTAAACAACCGCATGATTTTGTATGTCCTGTTGTTAAAGCTGATCCATTTATGGTTATTTCATTCCCACAATTGCATTTACAAATCCATTTTAAACTTTTACGTCCATTTGGATAAGTAAAATAACCATCTTGTTTAATTACCGTTAATCGTCCAAATTTTTTACCTGTTAAGTCTATACGTTTTTTTGAGAATTTTAGTTCTTGATTTAAACACCCACAGGACTTAGTATTTCCTCTCCTTAAATTATTAGAATCAACAATGGTTTCATTGCCACAATCACAAATGCATTTCCAACGTATCCTTTTTGCACCACAAGGAGTGAATTTATCATCCGCCCGTTCTAAAACAATTAATCTCCCAAATTTTTCTCCGGTTAAGTCTTGAAATTCGCTCAAAATTGTCGTCTCTTTTCTTAATAAAAATATTCTACTTAATTCCCTCTGTTTCACTTTCACACTTAATAATATACTCGTGTATCTTTTTGACTATATCATTAAGTTTTGTACTGTCTCCATTGTCAATATTGAAATCACCGAGGAAGTTCCTGAAATCAATATCAATGAGAAGCCTTTCCATTATCTTGCTAAACTTGTCACCACGCTGTTCCATACGATTGATACGAGTGTGAACAGGGGAAGTGATTGTAATGACCTTAACGGGCTTGCCATTGTAATGATTCTTTAAGAACTCAACGCCTTGTGGGTCTATTACATAAAGGTCAGCATTATTAGCTTGCTCTGCTGTCGCTCCATAACGGTAATCCCCATAAGAAGTGTAACCTATAAAGTTAGTCAACTGGTCAAAGAAAGCATCGTTTACAAACGTATGACCTGTTTCATTTTCTGTGCGCATTGGTCTTGTTGTGTAGGATTGTAACTGCTTATAACCATACTTTTCTTCAAGAGCATTTGCAACAGTTGTTTTGCCAGAACCTGAAGCTCCAACAATAAGATATAGATTTTTATACATATGTCCTCCTTTTAATTCTGAATATCAAGCATTAACTGTCTATCCATCATATCAAATACATTGTTGATAAGATTAAGGCACTGTTCAGCACATTCCTTAACCTCTGGGTTGGCAGTGCCACCAGAATTGCGCTCCTTATACACATGAGCAAATTCTGTAAGATTTACTTTGAAAATATAATTTGATGGAATGGAAAGCATATATAATCCACGCTTAACGTCTTTGTTGTCAATGTATTCCTTTAAAATATAACCATTTATAGTTTTTACATAAATTTTCCCATTATATTCAATCTCATTAGGTGATTTGATTTCAAGAATGGATAATGCTTCATCGGTGGTAAGAATCTTGTCTTTATAATAATCGGACTTTTCATTTCCAAAATCAGCGAGCCTTGTGCTGTTGCGAATTATTCGATTTTCATAACGCTTTGTGTGCGCATCCCAATCGTCTTGCCCACCTCTGTGCAACCCAACAACGGTAAATGAAAAATCTATAAAACGACCTATTGTAATATGTCGTTTAGTCATTTTACAAACAGATGTAATTAGCTTAGTCATTCTTTCCCGGTCTGCTGAGCCTACGTCTTTTCTCCATATACCATGATTGTCAAAACACTCATTATAAAGATTTGCCAAGTCATTATGCAATTCTTCTGTCCATGTTCTCTTAGTAAAGTACATTGCTTCAATAGCGTCTTGAACATTAGAAATATTATTTAATATAACGTGCAATTATCTTTTTCTCCTTTTATTCTTCTTAATATACCCACTCCAAAAATATCGTGGGTCATCTATAGTCAAAAATTCATTTCTGAATAATCTGTAAAACTCCTCATCGGTCAGAGGAACGTATGTATTTTTGTCTTCCTTTTGCTCTATATTTTGTTCAATCTTATTATTTATCTGATTATCTAAAATTTTATTTTCAATCTCTGCCATAATGTTACCTCATGTAGCAATGCCTCTAGTTACGCAGAAATTAAAAAGTGTGTTGTAATCATCTTCGTTTGCGGTAGTAATCTTGGCAGGTTGAGATAAGTCAAGCCCGAATACTCCCATTAAAGACTTAGCATCACAGATGTAATTATTATGGCTGATAATAGCTATCTTGCTAGGTAATTTCTCAGCTTGTATTACAAAGTCCTTAACATCTGTAATCTTTTCAAAATGTACTGAAAATTCCTTCGTTGTATTATTGTTCTTAATTGTATTGTAATTATTATCCCAATCACGACATTGACTTCCTACTATACCCATGCAACCCATATTGTTTTTATTCCTTTCTTAAAATTAATTAATTTCCCAAATCTCAACAACTTCATAACCCACCGTGAGTTCGTCTGTGTCATCTTCATCAATAATATCGTCCCATTCTTGATTGAGGACTTTACACTTTGCTTCTTCTGGTGTATCAGCATCCACATATCCTTTCATAATCTTATATCCGTGCGCTAAGAGAAATCCGTAACTCTTCATATTGCTTTTATTCCTTTCTAAATTTAATCTTTTTCATATTCACATTAACTTATACAAAAAATCTTGTTGTATAAGTAATCCCCCAGCTATCTTCACTGTATTCAAACAAATATTCAACATCTCCACTATATTCAAACCATACAAGGCTATCGTATTCACTTAAATCTGGATTGTAGTAATATGTGGCTGAATGTGAAGTGTCTTCAGCACTAAATACTTCTTTAACTACCTCTTTGGTTTCTTCGTCAGGAATTATACCTGAATATAGCCAGTTTGATATTCCTTGAAACTGACCTTTCTGAAATAAGACCTCTGTGACTGTATTAGGGAACTCCTCTGAAACGAGCCTGTTCCTTATTAACTCTGCTACATAAGTCTTATATTCTTTTAAAAAATTACCAACTTCATGTTGAATGGTAATTTCAATCATTGTTATTTCATTTTCAGACAAGGTATCATAAAGCGTGACTGGGTTTGTTGTAGTATCATTTTTATTATCAGAGGCAGTCTGTACGATTATTGAATTTATCGGTTCTGATAATTCAGCCATGTTATTAAGATATGTACTTCTAGTAGCAGTTATGTTCCCGACTTTAATGTCGGAGACATCTAAATCAAATGAGCTTCTGATTTGAGTGTAATCATTATTAAAAGCATTACTTATTTGTGTTTGCTGTTGTTCTTGCTTTTCTTCAGTACATTTCTTATAAATCATTGCTCCGTCAGCTATACTCAAAAGAATTATTAATGCTACACGAAAAATAATATCTTTATTGTCTCTAAATCGAATAAAATCACCTACTTTCTGCGGAAGTGCATTTACGTTTGTCATTTTTTATGTCCTTCCTGAAACGAATAAGTTTAATCCTCTGTATATGTGTCTAATTTGTCAATAAAGTCATTTATGAAATTATCGTTATTTTCTACTTCATTCGGATAATCTCTCTTTATTTGGTCATAAACACAATTATAACAAAGTTCTTTATCATTATATATGTATAGGCAATCATCACTATTGTTTTCACATCTATCGCAGACGTGAATAGGTATTGGCTTACTGTATGGACAATAACCTCGACCACATACATCTGGAGGACAACCTACACACATATCTTCATATACAATCATCTTACATCACCTCATTCTTTAATATTATTGTTGCTATATAAAATTTGATACACCAAACAGAATTTAATACCACATGAAATGATATTGTCTAACGAATTTGGTGTATCTATATTATATACCATATATTTGATTTTGTCAAGTGGTTTAGATAGGTAAAATCAAGGGTTTGTAAAAATACGAGGAAATATTAAATAAATAAAACGCAAAAAAATTATTAAAAATAATTATTTTCTATGCTGATAATTTTGCGTTTTATTTATTATTCATTATCTATAATTTCATTGCCTTTATTTTCTGTATTATTTTCTTGATTTTCTATATTATCTGGTACTGAAACTGATTTATCGCAAAGCTCCCATCGGTCTTTCGGCAAAATAATATATAAACCATTGGGCAGTCCCACTTGGTAACTGCCCTTGATTTCTCTTAGTATTTTACCGACACATTTACGACCTTTCTCTGGGACGATGAGTTGCACTGTATCGCCACGGTTCATTAAGTCATATCCTTTCTTTCATTTCTTTCATTTTCATCAGTTTTGTCTACCTCAATATCAAAAGTATCATATAGTTCTTGTTTTGCTTCAGCAAGGACTCCATCTATATAATACTTTCTTCTGTTTGATACTGTATCAGGAGCAAACCACTTTTTCTTGAAATTTCTTTTTGCTTCGAGGTAATCATCTCTGCCATTATCACCAGACTTATACCAATCATATTCATGGAGCAGTGTTAGTACGTCCCAAACTAATTCAGAAATTTCTCTATCCTCAAGAATATTCTTGTATTTGTCAGTCCAACCGAAGAGAGAATATTTCAATTCTTCGTCTTTGTATTCAAAATAACCGCCACTCATTAATTATCACTTCCTTTACAATCCCATACATACTCAACAAATTTATCCCAATTCAGCATAACCTGTGAATAAATATCTATCTTGATAGCCTCTTTATCTCCTCCACCACACCATGGGACAAGAACTATTTCGTATTCAGCTTTGAAGCCAAAATAGTAAAATAAATCAGATTCTAGTCTTTCAATAAATTCATCTTTTGTTTTACACTTCTTAAAAGCCTTTTGAATGTTCTCTCTGAACCTACTATGATTAAAAATATTGAAAGGGACTATTTTATGAGAGTTCATATTATAAGAGTAAACGTTCCATTCCATTATGTACCACCTCGTACATTTGTATCTTTTAATTCGGCGTTCAAAATGTCGCAGACTTGCCGAGCGTGTTCTTCTGTATCAAAATAAATTGTACCTATCTCTTTAGCTATACGATTCCAAGAAGTGATATACTTCATTTCCACTAATGAGTAAAGCACAAAATAGTTACATTCATCCTGTTTAAACTGATACCCCTCACACAACGCATCGTGAAATTTCCTTATTCTATTTCTAAGACGCAACTCGTTTATGTCCTGATGAGCAAGTTCGCTGCAACGGTAGTAGTTACCAAATTGAAATGTATGTAAATCCGTGTCACTATAATCTTCTAAGACTTTCGCACCCTTTCCATCTGAATCAATGCAGTAATAAAATTCTCCCTTAGCCGCTCTCCATGGCTCGATGGTCTTGGTTTCTTTCAGTTTTCTAACTTCCTCTTGCAGACTTGCTATCTGCTTTTCAAGTTCTTCTATAGTCATAAGTGCTCCTTTCATTTTTATTACCTTAGCCCCCGCCGAAACATATAGCGCTGATTGCTTTCGTTTCTTCGGTGATAAGTAACCCGTGGCGTATATAGTAATCGACATTCCACCCTGGTGAAAAATCAGCTGCAGTGATTCTTACCGTATCTGTTTGGGACATTGCTATGGGCGCAGACTTCAAACAAATAATCCAGCTGATATCTTTTGCAGATTCAGTAGGAACAAACCCCGCGTCAGTGAACCTGTATTCAGACTTCATTCTGGCGGACGGCACTGGGATAATCGGGACGCCATAAATACCCTTGACCGCGAACTCCAGTCTTCCTTTTTTAAACTGAATGGTCTTCGCAAAACTAGACCCCTCGCCAAGCATTATCAATCTGTCATAGGTTCGGCGGTTCATTGAGATAATTAAATCCTCTTTACCATCGGTAAGGTTGAGTAATCTGCCGAGTTGGTCTAACAGACAGTATGTGGAAGCACCGAAGTGTGTTTCACAAATTTTCGCCGCAGATGACAGTTTCGAATAGCGATAAGCGTCTATTTCCGGGATTAAACGGGTACGTTGGAACTCCGCTGTAATATTTGCCGCGGCAAGCTCAAAGCCGAGCTCGTCAATATCATCTTGTTCAAGGAAGAGACGCACTCCTTTGCGCTGAGTCAGAGAAAATGTCTCATAGCATAAGGAATCTGATTCCACCCTTGGGGTTATGATTTCTCTATCACCATTGAAGTCAATTCGGGAAGCGTTCTCTTGCATCCAGCCAGAGGTTGTGCCTTCGAGAATCTGCTTGTCAAGCTCTTTCTGAAGGAGTGATTCCTGTTCTTCGATATTTACCATAGTTTTACGCCTTTACTTTCGTCTGTTTTATTTTGCCACACTTCTCGCAATGCTGGACGACAAGAAATTCAGTCGGGCTATTGCTTCGGCTCCCGTCCGCATACACGGTATATACCTTTGGCATACTGAGCACTGTGTATTTGTGTTTACAGAATAGCAAATTAATTCCCTCCTCCCATCTTACCTCCGCAGTTCGGACAGGATTTTAATTCATTTTCAGACATTTTCACTTCTCCTTTTATATCATAGAATGAAACTTTCATATTATTATTTACCACGAATGATATCATCAAGATTGATAATTCCCGCAAGTTTCTCACCCATACGAAGCTTAACTTCTTCCCCTATCTTTTTATTAAGACCATCTGTTATATCCTTAGTAATTTTTTCTACTGTATATTTCAGTTTTTCGTTTATCACTTTTTGTATTATATAATCTGTCCTTGTATTATATCTAACACCATAAGAGCGATCAATAGGATTCCCGTTTTGGTCGAGAGGTTGATTCATAAAGTTGTCACAAGCATCTTTTAAAATTTGCGTTATTGTAACATCTTTCTTAGTTATATCTCCGTACTTGTCGGTGAGGTTTCTAGGAGTATTAAAAAAGTCTTCCATGATACTGTTTAGTTTATCAGAAATTTTCTGTTCAATTGTAGAATACTGTTCTTCAATTTTATTGTTACACTCTTTTTCAACTTGTGCGAACAGATTATCCTGCACCTTAGTAGCAATACTATTTACAACACTATCTCTTAATTCTTCATCAAGATTATAAGAGCCATCTTCGTTAGTTTCTATCCAATCAATATCTACCGAAATATTAAACTTTGCCATAATAATTTCTCCTTTACAAAAACTATTTTAAATTCTTTATAGAATTTTCTGAATTATCAAGTTATGATTTTAGGTTCTGTGTTTCCTCCACAGCCTATACCATGTAGGGTAGGGGAAACACCATTAATAGAATAAACTCTACGTCTACTTTCTCTCCATTCAGGTTTATCAATTTCAGCAACTTGAATTAATTTATTTCCACAGTCAAGTTCATCTGTGGTTACATAAAATTTTCATCAGCACATTTATATGTATTATCATATTGTGCTTTATACAAATGTTCTGCAAGCAGCTCTACACAGTTAGTAACTATTCCGTTTCCGGACTGCTTGTAAAGCTGATAATCAGCAACACCAATATTTTTAGCATTAGCACAATCTTCTTCTGTAAAACCCATAAGCTTCATACATTCACAAGGTGTTAGCTTACGGACACGAAAATTTTCTACAACACCTGCCTCATTCTGTTCAAGAACTCTCGGTTGTCTATCTCCACCTTGCATTGTATTTAATGTGGGAGAACAACCCTCTTTTGAATAAACCCTATTCATTTCATCATAATTATAATGATTTAAGTCCCCTACTTGAATACAACTATTGGTTTCAACTATTTGCTTTGGCTGTTTATAATCTGTTGCCACTAAAGCACCCATTATTGAATCTTGCTGATAAACTAAATCACGCTGCCCAATAGTCCTAAAGTCTGGCTTTGTAGTGCCAACTATATTCTTAGTAAATGTGCTGTCTGTAATATGAAAACGTTCTTGAATATCTTTACTCAAATAATACTTTTCATCAACATTTTTATCAAGAACATCTTTAAGTCTAATGCCTGTATCAAAAGGCTTCGGAAAATCATATGTACCATTATCAATATCTTTACGAATACTGATTACAAACACACGCTCACGATTCTGGGGAACTCCACAGTCCTTTGCGTTGAGAACTTTCCAATAGGAATTAAAACCGAGTTCATCAAGGACTTCAAGCAGATTATTAAAGTCATCAATAAATTTCTTACTTACAAGATTCTTAACATTTTCAAACATAAGATACTTCGGAAGCGTTCCATCATCTTTTGCCTTTTTGAGAAGTCTTATGTTTTCCCAAAGCAGAGAACTTCTTGTACCACTATCTGGCTTTAAACCTCTCATTTTACCCGCTACACTGATGTCCTGGCAACAAAACGAGATTGTCCACAAATCAGCATATGATAAAAACTCAATTTTATTTATATCTCCGAGGTTATGAGTTAATTTATTAGCAAGCCAATACTTATTGATATCGCTAGATTTACGCCGAGAAAGTTTATACCAGTCATAAGGTTTATTCTTCTCTGGGTCATACCCTAAATTAACTTCTGTGAGCTGTCTTGCCATTTCTTCTCTCGAAGGATAATCAGTATATGTATCGACCATTTTTGGTGTTAAACCACAGTGTATAGCTGCGTAACTAAGCACTGCTTCCTTGTTGATTTCTGAAATATTTACTACATCAACATCAAATAGAATTGAGTTTTCAAAACCTCTTTCTTGACAACCAATTCCGGCGAAAAGAGTATTCATTGTTAGCTTTACTTTATCCATATTTATCTCCTTTTAATTTATTATTAACTCATCATAAATTTTTTTAAAACTATGATAAAACATTCGTTTTATTGTAAAATAGTTGGCTTAACAGAGCCATTTGTGAGCATCGAAATTTGCAAATTCTTATATTACAATCCTATATATCCGTCATCATGTAATCTCTTACAAATCTCCGGGACTTCAATAGTTGCACACTCGTTAAGTATTATTACATCTGCTTCTCTGCATGAAGCTATATATCTTAACTGTTCACTTATCATAGTGTAAAAAGATACTCCTACAATGATAAATTTATCTCCATCTCTAAGTTCATTAACTTTGTCTATTGCAGTTCCATATTCAGGGGCGCTGTCACCATAAAGAACAGGCAATCCGGTTAATTCATTAAAATTGTCAGCATACAACTCGTGTGGCTCGGGCATTCTTCCATGTATAGGAATTACATTCTTTGAACCGGCTTTCTGATGTAGCCCATCTATATTCATTGTAATAACAGGGAAACCATATTTTGCAATAGCAAGATGAGCATCATTAGGCTTTGCCTTGTTGACTACATCGCACATTTGCTTTATAGTTTTTCTGTATTCTTCTTTGTGATTTAATGCGAAAGAACGTGTCAACTTATCTCTAAGTCCGTCTTGTTCACTAAAAGTCGGTATACCTGATTCGGCACTTATTCCTGCCCCAGTAAAAAATAAAACCTTTTTCATTTGATTATACTCCCCAAAAATTAAAGCCTAAAGCCTGTGCGTCTCCAAGTTTCTTCATCATATTGGCATCTGAATTTTATTGCTTCAGAAAAATCCTGTAATATCTTAATAAGAATCTCTATTTCTTGTGAATCGTTAAAGTCAATTCTTAATACATTTTCGTGGTCGTTAAAAACATCTATTTGTTGAATTAAACGGTTATATATTACATCTAATCCATGATGTGTTAAACTAATATTTGTAATTTCAGATGTCTTTTCATTTTTGTTAGTAATGCTAGATTTCATTATTTGCCCTCCTTAAAATCCTTAATAAAAATCTCTAGTAAATGAAACACACCCGCATTTCGGGCAACCTAAAAGTAAAATTTTTTCATAAACAGGAGAACCCCAATCAGCTTTTCTTTCTGTATCAGTTCTAAAAGCATAAGTGTCAGGCTCACAGCTTTTAATAATTATGAATGATTCATCACCTTGAATAGTCACTGTTTCAAATTCACCCTTATCATTCTTCCTCCAACAGTCAAATTCTGTTGTATATCCACAGCAAGGGCATTTATGATTTATTGTATTATCACTTGTATTGTTCATTTTTATACCTCCTTTTTAATTACTATTATTGCAATTATATCTCCATCAAAGGACAATTATGCGGTTTTATATAACACTAATTATTCTTTTCCTTTACATATCCATATGGTATTTTTTTTATTTGTAAAAATACACTTTTTCACACGATATGTAAAATTTCCATGTGAAACTTTTGTATAACCACAACCATAAGCAAATTTACAGTTTGTACAGGTTTTAGGGTATTTCTTCATATTTGTTTGAGCTACAATCAAAATTACATCTCCTCTTACGATAAAAAATCTATTTTATTGTAATTTCTTATTTTAAGAATGGCTCTACAAAGCCATTTATTAGGGCATTCAATAAACGCCAATTTGCTTATTCAGAACAAATTACACCCTCAAAAACACAATAAAATCAAGTTTCTATTCTAATATTATTTTCCTATTAATTTATATTCTGTATATACTTTGTTTTCGCAATAATATAGATTATAATCGTTTTGTTCAATATACCACCATGATTTCTTATGTCCGGCTCGAAGGTAATCTTGACAGTAGTTTGTTTCACAATAATGATTATCTACCATTTGTCTGAAACTTAATTCATCAATCTGATTAGACTTATTACAATACTCTGCAATTTTGTCAATCAAATTTTCTGTGAAATTTTCCGATACTACAAAAACTACTCTCACAGTTTCATTCCAAGCTTTTTTTATATTTTTGAGCTGTTCAAAATCATGCAAATGATATACGACTCTATCAAATAGTGCATATGGAGCTTCGGAAACATTTATCATACTTGTATGTAATTCGGTTTTAATATTTCCTGTCTTTTTGATAATATCAAAAAATCTGTTATACCAATCCATATGTCGGCTATATTCCCATAAAGGGTCTCCACCACCAGATATCGAAACCCAGTTGCAATGGTTATCTTCAATTTCTGTTTGTAATTTATTTAGCCCATATATTGTACTCTTGGGAATATGAAGATTATTATTTTTTACAATACAATAAAGACAAGAGTAATGGCAACCAAAATTTGAAATGATACTTAAATATTTATCCATTTTATTCTCCGATTATATCAATCTGGCACATTTTCATAACCTCAATCGCGGACTTATGCGTTTTTGGCGTTACACCCGCACAGCATGAAGCATCTACTGTAATTTTAATATTAGGAAACATGGCTTTAAGAATTAAAGCATTAGAAATTACACAAATATCTGTACAAAGTCCAATAATTTCAATTCCATCGTCCCGTTGAGATATAAGCTTTGACCAATAAAGATTTCCAAATATGCTTTTATAAATTATAATGTCTTCATCATTAGATAATTCATCAACAATTTTCCATCCATCTGTTCCTGCAATACAATGTGGAACGGGCAAGTGTTTACCTTCGTTTGTTTCAAGATAATTTGAGTCATGTGTATCTTGTGTAAAAATTATCTTATCATTTCGTTCACGATATTCAGCAATCTTCTTTCTGACATTTGGAATAATTGCTTGTGCTTCAGGTGTTCCTAAAGAACCTGTGACAAAATCATTCTGCACGTCTACAACTATAAGCGTTTTCATAATAATCTCCTTCAAATCGTTAAATTTATTATAAGTTCTTCAAGTTCATATTCTGCATATTTTTCACAATAGTCTTTACAATACGGAAAATTATAACATGTAAAATATAAACAATATTTACATGGGTATATATCCATTTTTATCACCACCTTTGACACCCTGATTTTATTTCATATTGATATAGATACATCGTCTGTACTACTTAAAGTTATAAAATTGCCCTTACTAAGTTCATCAAAATCCAAACTGCCCGATAGCAAACGCCCATCATCGAATCTAATCGTGCAGTCAAGAATGATTTTTGTATCAGTAGTAAACATTTCTCTCCATTGATGACGTATTAGATTAAATTCATCATAAATATCATTATGGCTTATTTTTACAGGCTTTTCAATAGAGAATGAAATATAATCATCACCTATTCTTTTTTTAAATTTAACCTTTTTAGCATCTTCAATATACATTATTCATTCCTTTCATTATTACGAATTATATTGAACATTTCATCTACTGAACCAAGCAAGTCATATCTTTTATCCATCGGAGCGGTTGAACTTTTGGCAAACTTCTGTTCAACCATATCCACATAGAATGTTGATGTTCCATCATCACCCATATAGAATTGTTCCCATTCCTCATCAGACGTTAATCTCTTAACATCTAACTGCTCAATAGCAAGGTTATCAAAACTGATAGTGTTAAATCTATCAATTATTTCGGGGAGGACTCCCTTTAGCCAACGCTTACGATTATTCACAATAATGTGGTTTTTGTTAAGATAATCATTGCCCCTACGAAGTTCCTTATATCCAAGAATGAGAATTTTCAAATTATTATTCTGTAAATTCATTAAATCATCTACGGAAAAGACTCCATTGATAACATGAATAACTGCATTCGGATATTTCTTAATGGTTTCGATGAATTTTTGAGTAGGAGAGACCAGACTAACACCCAAACCATAAATCAGATTTTCTTCAACTAATTTTTTGATTAAGTCTTGATTTGTTTCAAAATGTATCTGATTAACAGTCATATTTGCAATGATTTTCTTTTCTTTGAGTTTTTGAAGAAATGGAATTAAATCCGGGTGGCTAAGAGCGTTCCCTCCACCGATAGCAAGTTCCTGATAAGGATGCAAACTATCAATGAACTTCTGATTCATTATATCACCATGTTTACCACTTGTAGAGCTACCTTCATGGCAGTATGGACAATTCATATCACAATAATTTGAAATCTTTACGTCCATATTTTCAGCATATGCTGGGACAAATTCATCGTCATTTGTTTTACGAATTTTTGTACCGTCTGTCATCAGATAAGTCGTGTAATTGCCGTTCTTATATGCTCCAAGTAATTCCATTTCTTCTTCTTCTCCTTATGTATTACCCATCATAGCCACAATAACCAAAAGCAACAACATCTTCGCCCTTTGGGGTAGTATAATATTCAACAAATGTTTCAAAGTCACTTTTATTAAAGCATCTATCAAATGTAAATATTTCGTTATCTGCAAACAAATCAGCAACAAAATCCTCGTTATTCCAATCTTTATTCAAATATGCCATTTCTGACTTCAGTAGTTCGATTATTTCCTCTTTCGTTCCTACAACATCGGGCTTATTATAGCGATGATACATATAAAAATCTGAATTATTTTTCCCATTTTTCAAAATCATCTTTTGAACACATCGTAATAGAGTGGACAGATGATGAATTGGTCTCGAATACATTTCTTCTAATTTGAATTTTCATATTATTCTCCTTATGCTCTTTACAATATGCCACACATTGTCCCATAATCAGGATAATTAGAATATTCTTTTTCAATATTGTCTGTGTTAATCATACCACATCTTTTCATGGATTTATAAATGCAATACTCATCACCGTCAACAATGACAATATACTTTTTGTTAGAGAGAAATTCCTTCAGAGTGATATTCTCTTTTGCAAGAAAATCACTCAAAATATCCTCTTCTACATAACCATAATAAGTTGTATTACTATCATCTTCATATGAATATTCTGTAGGCAATACAATATCTGTGCAAGCAGGACAAATTTCATGTACTAACTTGACAATATTGTCAAACGTCTCTTTTGCATTGTCATTATACCCACACAAAGAAGCAATGGCGTATTTTACCTTTTTACTGAAATCGCCTAAGCATTGAAAGGGTTCTCTCCCAAAATGCAAATCGTCATCGCTCCAAATTTTCCATACACCATTATCATCAAGATACATTCTTCCAGTCATTTCTTCCTGAGTATAATATTCATTTTCTTTCTTAACGACTAAACTATGCATACTTGACGAATTGGTTTCAAAAACACCTTTGCGAATTTTAATCCTCATAACTGCTTAACTCCTTACAAATTTCATCAATTTTATCAGAAGAAATATGTAATGCTTTAAAAATATCTTCTACTGTACTTTTGTATTCTCCAATTATACTGCCACCACCCCACGGTTTATTTCCTGCAACTCGGCGATTGTTAATAACAACACAATTTCCTTCAACACCATGAAGTATTTCAATTTCTACTCTATCTTCTCTATTCATAATATGCTCCTTCATTCAATCATTCTTATATGTAAATTCCATCGGAATGCCATACTTTTCATTAGCAAGCTTAGCAGCATCATAAGCTTCCTTACGTCTGATTGCTTCCATTCTTACTCTCTTCTTTTCTCTACGCTTCTTATCACGCTCTTCAATCTTCTTTTCTTCAGCAAGAGTCTTTTCTTCAGCAAGACGTTCCTTTTCAAGTTTCTTTGGCAGAGTTTCAATCCAATATTCAGCTTCATCATTTATCTTATTCCCACCGGCAATGTGCTTAGCATAACAAGCGTAAAAACCATAATACTTATCAGCCTTATCAACAGGGCAGAGAACTGAAGTTTCAGTGTTATCTCTGAACGAGAGAGTTGTCTTCATATATGTGGTCTTGTTGCCCCTATCATCGTACTTATCAACAGGAGTGTATGTATAATCCACAATATCCATGTGGGGGTTAGCATTATTCATCTTATTATCCTTTCTGTTAAGAATTGACTTTAATGATTCTGAATTATAATTCTTGATACCGTTGATTTCTGCTATAAGATCAGCCACATCTTTAGTTAGTTCTCTTGTTGCGGTCAGGGTTACTGTAGGAGAAACACCGGGAGAAAAATCAACTGATACATCATTTCTATCACCTGCGTTGTGACTACCTGTGTTCCAGAAATCAAATAAAAAATCGTTCATAAAAATTTATCCTTTCAAAAATTATATTCCATTATACTATATACTTTATACAGCATAATGATTATTATTATCACAGAAAATCAGGGTGATAACACCCATCATAATTGTCCCAACTGCTACTAACATAATTACCATCCTTTCTTTTCATTGATTTGGAAATTGCCGATTATATCAGCAATAATTCCGTTGGAAATTCCAGACTATGCCCTTATGTACCATTTTGCCTTTGGGGATTGTAAATGTGTCCCCATTGTCATTTGCCCAGATTTCATGAGAGCCTTTTCCATCTCGGAGACGCTTAAAACCATGCACCTTGACTAACGCTAAGAACTTTTTATAATTCGTAAATATCACCTCATTTCTAGTAATTCGATATTGTCTAAAGAATTTACTATCCATAGTATAACACTTACAAATGCGTTTGTCAAGGGGTTAAGTAAATTATTTATTGAAAAATATTTAATTTTTATTATTTTTCAAATATTTATTTTATAATTGCGTTTTATTTATATGTTTGGCTCTGATTTATCAAATCTGACTGCTTGGAAGACAGGGAACTGCAAAGAATAGCTACCGTCCTTATTTTGAGTTTCTTCCTTATACTTAACTGTAACTATCTTACCAATAATTTCATTAGGATTATTCCAATAATAATTTCTCATTTCATCGGTAAAGCCAGAGCCGACCTTTACGAAATTATTTTTATACTCACAAAGGATTGAACCAAGAGTATTTGCGTTCTTGCCTGTGCCTTGCTCAATATCAACACACTTTATATCACAATCATAAAAACACTTTACTTTGATTAATTCTTTTGTTCTCTTGCATTTGTATGTAGTGTTTAAGTTCAGAATAACGCCTTCCTTGTCTGTTTCTTCTGCATAATCAAGCCATTTCTGTATCTTCGAATGGTCTGTACCCTCGTACCACATTGGCACAATTCTAAGATTCTTAATATTATTATCTTTAATCTTCTTTGCAATTATATCAGTAAGATACTTCTTGCGCCAACCGTATTTGAATAAACTCTCACCAGCCATAAACTCATTCTTTGGGAGACAATCAAAAATTATATATTCAAGACAAGTTTTGTCTGTATCTTTACTATTAGCAATTCCCGTACCGATTTGAAAATTTTCACTGTCTGATTTACCGTCTGTATTCTTACGGATAAGCTCTCCGTCAAACACAAGGTCAGGAAGATTAAACTTTTGAATGTCGGTAATTATATGGTCAAGACCTGTATATTCTTTCCCGGAACGTGTAAAAAGTTTATTATTAAAGCTGACACAACGACAACCATTTAGCTTCTGACTTATGTAAATATATTCATTGCCTTTGAGTTTAACCTTGTCAAGAGGTGTTCCAAGCTGTACATCAAAAACAGGTACAAATCCTTTGCCATAAACCGAATTTACAGTTTTAGCATCTATGCCAAGTTTCAGCGATTTTGTTATAAGCTGTCTGTAATATTCTCTGTATTCTTCAGGCTGATTTACCAAAAATGCTTGAGCATATGCTATATCTTTATCCGTACCAGTATTATGATTTTCAAGATAAGATTTAATAGTAGTCCATGAGAAACGTTCTGGGTCAAAGTCGTCTGTAACAACCATTGGCGAAACTTTCTTGTCTATCTTTTTAGAACTTATTCCTGTTATCACAAACGGATTTAAGAGCCATTTAAGAGTATCTTGAAATAGAATATTTCTTTCATTGTCCTTCAAAATTTTAACTTTTTCAGTCTTTTTGCTTGTTGATTGCAATTCCTTAAAAATTGCAAAAACTTCTGTCATATCACTCATTATTGTTTACCTTGTCTTCATTGTCTAAAATATCAAGCAAAGAACGCAACATTGTTTTTCTGTCATCAAAAAGAATTTTACGTTCTGTAAGCCTTATGATTTCCTCACGAGCTTTTCTTATCTCTGCATCACAAATAAATATTTCTTTAGAAATTTCTTCTTTAATGTTATTCATATTAGCCTTACTTAATTCCTCCATCAAGCTCGTCCATCTCATGGTCATATACATCAAAATCGAAAATAAGATGCTTTCTGCTTGCAATATAATCACACAAATGAACACACTTTTGAATATCAGTCTTAGGACGGGGAAGCACAGTATCAGAATACTTCGATGTAGTCCACTTGCCCATATGAGAAGCTACTGCACCAGCAATAGTACGGATATTTTCACCAAAAATCAAATCGGTAATATTATTAATATTTTCAAGATGATTTATCTTGATATATTCTTCGTACATTTCATAAATGAAATTTTCCATAAGAAGAGGGTGGTCAAAAGCAGTATGGTCTTCGTACATACCACGCTTCAGACCGTCATGCAGAATAAGAGCCGAGGTTACTATATCTCTATCGTTCTGGATAAAGTCATATATTTCTGCCGTAAAGAGGTCTTGAGCTATTGCGACGGCAAACTTGGTGTGTCTCATTAGCCCTCCTTCACCAAGACACTGCTTACTATGATACTTTTCTGATGAACTTGCACCAATGTGTCTGAAGTAATCAGGCAACTTATCAAGAACATAACCTGTAAAGTTCCTAAGTCTTTCATTCTTGATATAATTAAGTTCTCTTGCAAAAGTTACGGAATTTGCTACATTAGTTGTGTTTGTTGTGTTAGTCATAATTATTATTCTCCTTTAATAAATCTTTAAGCCATGTTTGTCTTGTAAAATTTTCTTTCTTCTTTATTGCCCTGCTAAAAGTCAAAATATCACTTATTATATAGCATTTTTCTTTTGCTCTTGTAACAGCAACATAAAGAAGATTAGAATTAAGCATAAAAGTATGAGTATTTGGTACGAATGCGATAACATATTTTGCTTGTCCACCTTGAGATTTGTGTATGGAAATAGCATAAGCCAATTTGATATTGATAAATTTTTCTCTGGGGATATAAATTCTAAAAACATCAAAATCAACTACCATGCCATTGTTCATTATCTTTGAAACAATACCGATATCACCATTAGAAATAAATGCCACTTTATCATCACTCATTTCTTCTTCATCTGAATAAATTTGTGAATTATAGTCATTTGTGCATTGAATAACCGGATCTCCAATTCTATATTCCGTATCTCCACTTATTATCTTTTGTTCAGCATTTGGATTTATTGCCTTTTGGATTTGATTATTAATGATTTGTGTTCCATATTTACCCTTATTTTGAGCAACCACAAACATGATATCTTTCAAAGGAACGCCATTATTTAATAACTTTTGATATGCTTTAATAATATAATCTACAGCTCTTTCAGGTGGCATTTGTGCAAAAACACAACCATTATCATCACCTATTGCTTGAACATTGGTTTTATTTTCAAAAGTCATTTTACCTTGCCTTATATCCGTTGCAACTGTACTTAATCCGCCTTCACCATATCGGAATACCCTTGTAAGATAAACTGTCGGTATTACGTTACTATTTAAAAGGTCATGCAATACATTGCCACACGATACAGAGGGTATCTGAGCATTATCACCGATTATCAACAATTTTGTCCTATTAAAGTCTATTGCATCAAGTAAATGCTTGAATAAATAAACATCAACCATTGAGGACTCATCAAGAATAACGATATCATAAGGTAATTTATTCTTTTCATCAAATCCCCATTCATTATGAGGTATAAAATGCAGTCCACGATGAATTGTACTAGCTGGGTGATTGGTGTATTTTTGTAACACCTTTGAAGCTCTGCCTGTAGGGGCAAGAAGTAAAGCTGATTTTTTCAAATCATTTAACAGATTGATTAAAGCCAGCACAGACATTGACTTACCTGTCCCGGCGAAACCCTGTAAAATAGTGATAGGATTTTTACAAACACTATATATCGTTTGCATTTGTTCATCTGTCAAAGAAGTGTTTTCGTTTATCTGGCGATATTTTTCTATATCTGAATGAGAAATATTCCATTTATTATTTACTTTTAAGCCATTTTTTAATATCTCGGCAATTTCGTTTTCAACACTATAAGTTTTAGTCTTTGAAACACGAGAGTGTTTAACATCACAAAAGATATCATTACTTAAATCAAAAGCAAAGGACTTTTTCATAATTTCTTTTAAGTGATGTTTTGCTTCGGGGACGTATTCACTACAAGTCTTGATAAATTCCTTGCTATCCATATATGTATTGCCACTGGTTTCATTCTCATCAAGAATATATAAGGCACAGGCTTCCATACGCTGATAAGATGATACCAGGTCAAAACCAAAATCAATAATTGGTTTCTCGCCATTTTTGATACGTTCCTTTGATACTGCATCGACTTTCAATAGCAATTCATCAGCAGTCTTGAAACCAATTCCACCTAACTTACACAAGCATTTATATGGCTGTTTATGCAGATTTTCTCTGATTTTTTCGATAGATGGATATGCTTGATAAAGTTTCTTAATAACTGAAAAACTGAATACACCAGAAAATTCTTCTACCAATTCAGCTAATTTGAAATTTTCAATTACTTTTATCTTAATTTTTGCAAATGTGGTTTCTTTAATTCCCTTTGTCTTGTTTAAATCTACATCTTGAAGCCTGTTGTTGATTATTCTATCAATGATATCTGGATAAACTGACAACAAAGTTGTAGCCTGCTGATATGTAAGAATTTCATTAAGAAAAGCACGACTGCTTTCTATTGAAGCAGGTTTTTCACTTTTGATATTTATGATTTTATAACTTATTCCATATTTATCCTGTGTTTCTTCGGCTTTAACCCAATATTCACAATCAAGATTTAATTCTTGAATATCACCTTTAATTGTGGCATTATTGAAAGAATTTATTTTAACATTGGGATATTTGAAGCTGTCAACCGTACAACCATAAATCTTGAAATTTTCAGAATTAAACAAGCATCTCACAGGAGTAGCTATGAACTCGATTATTTTAGCTAGTTCTTTACTATTTCCCAATGGGACATCACCTTCTCTTTCTCATTTGTTTTTGCCCATTTGCCATTTACAAGTTTACTCTTACATTTATCATCAAGCCAAATGTTCAATATACTATTTTCTTTGAATGGAGATATTGCATATTCATCGGCTTTATACACCTTTGATTTAATTATTTTGCCTGTTTTCAATTGATATAACGTAACATATGGCTTACATTTATCCTTGTAAATTTTCATCTCTGAAACGTAATACAAACTATCTGGGGCTTTAGGATTAATATAACTGATATAACCGAGGTATTGTTTTTGATATTGAATAGTTTTTATAAGAGAACTTTTTATGTTAGCCAAAGAATCCCAACACTCATATAATGCTGTATCATAATCAAATTCTCTATATTGCTTTTCCGTTTCCTTAGAATGATTTCTTATTATTTCAGTTATTTCAGGGGAGACACAATTTTTATCAAACTGTGTTCTTTCATATAAATTATCAGTCATTTCAATAAACTTGAGTATTTTTTCATTGTTGCCAAAATCAGAGAAATAATTGATTTTTGCCAAGATTTCAATATGACCTTTATTTATAACAGATGATTTTTTTAATGCTTTCCATATATCATAGAAATTATCAAATTTCATCTGACTTATTGTATATAGTTCATCTGCTACCTTTTGGCTTAATCCTTTAATTGATAACAATGAGGGATAGATACAATGACTGTTCTGATCTGCTTTAAATCGTCTATTATCCTCTCCAAACTTATATTTCCCCTCTTCAATCTTAAATCCTTCACGCATTTCTTGTTTCAGCAACATTACTTTATCTTTATTTCCTTTATCGGAATAATGTTGCAAAAGAACTTCATAAAATTCATAAGGATAATGTGCTTTAAGATAAGCACAATAAAGAGAATCTAATGCCATACAATAAGCATGAGCCGAATTAAATCCATATCCGCAAGAATCTGAAATGATTTGCCATACTTTATTGCTCATTTCCATAGCAGTAATTTCATCAACTTTATCATCTGCAATAATTCTTGCCTTAAATCCATCTATAAACCTGCTTTTTAAAGGCTTAACCTTTTCAGGATGCTTTTTTGCGATAGCTTTGATAATTCCATAACATTCATCAAGAGGAAATCCTGCATAGTTTAATGTATTCATTGTCTGTTCCTGATAAAGAATAAACGATTGTGGAAATTCAGGTGTCTGCAAAATATTATCAAATGCTTTAATTCCATATTCAAAATGCTCTCTTGTTTCAAATTTTGAATACATTGATTTAAAAGCTGGACGTATCGCTGCAATAAAAGCTGCTAACTCAGATATATTCTGGGGCTTGAATTTCATTGCTTTTTTAGTAGTAGATTGTTTTTCACACTGATTTATTCCAATCGTCAAGCCCGATGAATAAATATTCCATACCTTTTCATCATTTTTTACAAGCTCGGTAAGTTCATTCACAGTATGATGTTTAATACCTATTCTTTTGTAAAGATTATTTATTAATAAAACTACATCTACTTTAAGCAGGTCATTTTTGAGAAATTTATATTTTTCAGCTATTGCACCATCAATTACAGTGGTTATATATTCTTTCTTTGTAGTATCACTTTTACACTTTATAAGTCCTACTTCAGAACGAATATCTCCTTGATATAATAAATATGCGCAAGGTGCTTTCTTTTTATCTGAAATAATTCCCCAATATTTTTTGCTTTGGTCAAGATAATTATGATAATTTTTATCTACATAATCATAAATATCAATCATATCCTTATCTTCATCGTCAGCATTTTTGTATGCTTCCTCATAATCTCCAATTTGCTTGGAAATGTTATTTGCTAATTCAGCTTCCATATTCATTGCTCTTGAATACATCTTAAAAGCAGCTTTCTTTTTCAAAGTTCCAAAAGCAATCATAGGGTATGCGTGACCTTTACCGAGAATTTCTTCTTGCGCTTCCGCAAATATTTCAGGATTGCCACAATTTAGGTCAAGATCGGGAAGTGATCTCGTTTCAAGAATACGGCTTTCAGAAATAAATCTTTCAGGATAAAGTTTTATAGGGGACTTAAATCTATCTACTTTACTAAATCCACAAAGAGTATTTGTAAAATAGCCAACTCCAGAACCTCTTCCTGTATCTGTAATAAGCCCACCTTTTTCAATAGCTCTTTTTACTATCTGATAATCTATCAAAGGATAGTCCACCATTTTTGTTTTTTTATAAACATCAACTTCTTGCTGAACGCTTGTGATATACTTTTTCTTTTCTTCAACTGAAAAATCTTTTATATATTCTTTAAGTTTTGAAGCAATAAGTTTTGTATAAAGTTTGTTGCGTTCTTCCTGTGTTTTATCTGGATATATTGTAGGCAATTTTATATCATCAGTCAAAATTATATCATCAAAAGTTAGACAAATATCGGTATTATCCATAGCAGTTTGAATCTCTTCTTTTGTAAAAACACCTTGTCCAAGAAATCTCTGCATTATTGTATTGTCATCAGGATAATCCATATACCAGCCTTCTTCATCCTCATAAAAGACTTTATTAGCTTCAAGCAGATTTTGTCTATCTCCCGACTGTTCAGGATAGATATAATGGCTATCAAGTCCCACAATCATTTGAATATCATTATTATAAGCAATTTTCTTTATCTTTTTATTTAAGGCAATTTGTTGCGGTGTATTGTGATACTGGATTTCAAGCATTAAATTATTCTGAAAGTGTTCTTTTAATTTTAATACAATTTCTTCAATGTCATCATACTTCCAAAAGGCTATACAAGCTGTTGTGACAAATACATCTTTAGGCGGTAAAGACAGAAGTAAGTCTAAATCAAGGCGAGGTCTAAAATAATATCCTGTTTCGTTAGCTTCAGATAGAACTTCGTTAATTGCTCTTCTGCCATTTTCATTTTTTGCAAGAATAATTATATGGCAATTTGTCTTATCTTTTTCAGCCCTATCTTTTACCCAATAGGCTTCTGCACCAAAGACAAACTTTAAATTGTATTTTTTAGCAAGTTCAAATGTCTGATAATAATATCCCTGCCAACCGTGTTCAACACTTGATATTATTTTATGACCTACCTCTACTGCTCTTTTTGCATAATCTTCATTCATTACTGCACTATCTGCAATATAGATATTACTATAAGAAGAATGTCTATGATAGTTCTGCATTTATATCACCTTATATCAATCCCAAATCTTTTAATTCCTGTGTTAATTCATCTTCATTATCTTTATTCTGAAACATTTCTTTATTTTCAAGGTATTCGTTATATGGCTTATGCAATGCTCTTGAATATCCGGAAAGAACAGCATAATAATACTCATTCTTTTCATTGATATCGCTCCAGAATATATGATCGTCATTTGCTTCCTTGTATTCCTTTGTCTTAGAATTAATTTCATTAACAGTATCAATAATATCAGATTTTAAGTTATCAATATTTTCTTGCACCAAAGGGAGATAGACATAGCAATCACTTATTATCATTTTATCCTTTACATCATCAGGAAGATTATCAATAGAATTAAGCATGAGCATTTCATCAAGATAATTATCTTTGATGTATTCTCCTTCGCCATACCCGAGCTTACCCAACCACATTTTTGCTGTAGTATATAACTTATTACCTATCTGATTTCTTTCTATCTGACGTTCCTTCCAAGTGCCGTTTGCTTGTAAACATTTTACATTAACATACTTCAAGAAAAGATACCTGATTGAAATATGGTCTAATGGAAGATTAGTCCTCTGTCTTATGCCCTCTGCATACAGATATAACTGTCCGCTTTCTTTTTCAAGTTTTTCACCTTTATAAATTGTAGATGTCTTATAATCGGTTATTACGATTCTTTTCTCGCCATTTTCATCTTTATACATCCCACAATTGTCTATATAACCTTGAAAAATAATATCGTCCGTTACTTTGATAACGCAGAACATTTCAAGTAACATTTTAAGATTATCCGGCTTGATATGATTCCTGAAGAAATGCTTAATGCAACTTTCATACTTTTCAGCAATAGCAGAGTTTTTATCTTCATCACTACGATCGTATTTATATTCTGCTAAATTCATTGTGAAAAGGCTGTCCTCATATTCATTTATCATATCAGACTGCTGAATTTCTCCATTATAATATTTTTCAAGGATATCATGGCAATACCCACCTGATACGCAATAAATAGAGTCTCGTCTATCTTCCTTTTCTCCCTTGATATACTTTAGAAAGTATGAATAAGGGTCTGTCTTAAATATGTTATATCTTGACCATGACCATAATATGTTCGTATGAAATTTTTTACATATTTCATTTATTTCTTTAGGAGTTTTTCTCATTTCGTTAATCCTCCATTTCTATTTGATAATTATACAATGCGAGATATAATTTTTTTGGTATTACGTTTTTATACAAATCTGCAACTTGTTTTATATATTCTTCTTTAAATTTTTTATATTTTTCAAAAGCTTCAATTTCTGTATTAAAATGTCCCAAATATATACTTCCATTCAATGTCATACATCTTGCTCTAAACTTTTTATTATGAAAATCTACACCAATAGAATATTTACCTCTAACTTTATCGTTTTTAATAAGCAAACTATTTATCCTTCTTGGAACAAAGACACAAGTATCTGGACTATAGATTTTATTATTTTTAACAAGTATATCTTTATCTATTTCCATTCTTTCTTGAGCAATTTCATAATAATTTTTGCAAAACCATTCAGCAAAATTTTGATAATTATGCCATTCTTCGCATACACTACATTTTTCATAAGTGCTATATTTTGTTTTATATTCTTTTGAATAGCCACGACAAATAATATTATCCCATGTTGTATAACATTTTTTATTATCTTTTTGTCTGTATTTCCCAATTCCAATATAACCAACATTATATAGAGATTTATCTAACGGAGATATTATATGTCCTTTTACTAAATTTCCCACACCAACATTTTTAAGTATTATGTTATGTGTAATGTCTAAACAATCCACATTTTGATAATTTGTGTATGAAACAATCTTGAATAAAGTTCCATATTTATTTTCATAAATCTTTCCTATATATTCTTTTTCTGTTTTTCTTCTACCCATTTTATCAACTCCTTATGTTCATTTTCATCATACTTGATTTTATATTTAAGCATGAACTCATATTGTTTATTAGGTCTGTCGGCAGGGCTTTCTTTTTCTCCGAGGATATCCCACTTATCATAAATATAATAAATATTCCTTATGCCATAGAATTTTTCACACTCTTTTCTTACTTCATTCTGACTTACATCTTTGTCAAGGGCTATAACAATATCTACATTCAGACCAATAAGAATTTTGACTTGTTCATCTGATAGAGTATGTGAGCCTATTGACACTCCCGTTCCATCTTTTCGGCTATATCGTTTTAAGGTTGATTTCTCACTCTCAAATAAGACTGCATAACCTTTTTCTTGAATTGTTTTATAATTTTCATAAAGTCCATAAACGTCCATGCCTTTTGCAAAAGGCTTAATTCCAAAATATTTTGGGATATCAAAGTCTTGATAATTTGGAACTGTAGTCCTACCGACTACACCTACATACTGATTATCACTTCCACACCAGTATCTCCATGGAATAATAATCCTTTTTTTATCGTAAGAATATCCAATATTAAACCTCTTACAGGCAAAAGGCATTATACCCTCTCTTACCCATGAAATATAGGGCAGGGGAGTGTATTCTTTTAAGATATTGTCATCATAGATTTCAACATCTTTATTTACAATACACGATGTTCTTTTAATTTTCTTAAACACATCAAGAACATCAGGAGTGTTGGTTTCTTTTTTATTTACCTTAAACGAGTAATTTAACCCAAGATATTCATGGACTAATTTATTTGTTTTACCGAAAGTTATTTTGTTTAGTTCCATTACTAAAACAAAAATATCTCCAGTAAAGTTCAAATCAGAAGAATTAACTGCTGTAAAAAGATTTTCCTTTTTTACCGTTACAGCAGTCGGATTCTTCTTTCCTGGAAGAGCTGCTCGATATTCAGATTTATATTCCTTAACACTATGACAGCCCACTTTTTCTAAGATGAGCGAAATTTTGTTATTATTGATTATGTATTCTTTTAATTCATTTGCATTCACAAAATCTCACCCCTTATCAGAAATCTTGTGTTACATAAGTAATACCGACTTCTTTCATAATGTTTCTTGACATATCATGCTCAACGACAATCTGAAATTGATTTGCTGAACCCTCACGGTTTTTTACAATAAAAATTATCTGATAATGTTTATCTGGACTTAACTGAACGGGAATTTTACTCTTGCCATGCTTCCCTTCAAGGCGAAAAACCTTTAGTGTATTTTTACCACCGGCTTTTTCATCATCAAATAAATCTCTTATCATAATATTTGTGCTTGCAACATCGGTTATATTTTTTGCTATACCTGTATTATCCTGTGTGTAATATCTCTGCTTTGCCGATCCTTTTGCAAGCTGAAACGTAATCAATATATGAACGTCTTTGTTTGCTTCCTTAACTGTATCCTGAATATCAACCATTGCCTGCGACATTGCCATTGCATTAGCCGAGCTTTCAAAGACTTTATTTCCAGCGTCAGCCTTGAATGTATCAAGCATAAAATACTTAACGCCCATTCCGGCATATTTCTTGATTATCTTGATTGCTGAATCAGTTTTGTATCTCTGGAACGGAATTATCGTAATTGTATGATTTTGGGATATTTCTTTTATCCATGCTGAACATTTTTTTAGCAATACCCATACGTCATCAGTATATTTGCCGTTTCTTAAAACAAACTTCTGCAAATCCTCCTTAAAGATATTGTTGGCACACCAGACAATCATTTCTCTCTGCCACTTGCTCAATCCGTCCTCATTGACCATAATGACGATTTTTTCTTTATTTTCAATGATACTGGGGAGAGTAGAGCTTCTTGCAAAGGTTGATTTTCCTACATTGGAAAGACCGCCTACAAGAGTGATATTCCCATGCAACTGACCGCCTGTTTCAGCAGTAAGCATTGGCATATTATAATAGGGAAGACCGATTGCCTGACCTTCATTCAGATTTTCTAACAATTCATCTATTTTATAGTCAAGAGAGTATGTGCTGATATCACCATCAATATTTACAAAAGTGTGATTAAGAAGTGTTTCAAGTTCGGAATATATCTCATCAGCAGACATATCCGAATAATCAGATAATTTATCCGCAACAGGGAAGCCATACTTAATTAGTTTTAAGACTACGTTCCACTTATTCAAATCCTTAACATACCCTGATATATTATTAGGATTGACATAAGCAGTAGCGTCAATTATTTTTTGCCAGCCACCATATTCATCATATTTTTCTTTGAGTTTGCTATGTTTTTCAAGATAAAATCCGACTGTCAATTCATCAAGTGACGGCTTTCTTTCCTTTACAACTACGTCATATGCAATTTGGAAATATACTCGCCAAGCATTCTCTGAAATATCTTCCAGTTTTAACTCATAATCAAACAATAAATCGGGCTGTTTATAAAAAATTGAGACAACATTAGCTTCGCAGGATAATTTATATTCCTTTACCTTTTTTGCTACCTTTAACTGTTCTTCCTGAAAAGGTGTCAGCTTTGTCTTATCAGATTTCCCTCTATTCACCATAACTCATCAAATTTATCCTTTACATTTGTTGTTTCTGTTTTATAATCAGCCTTGTCTTCTGTATGATTTTCAAATGACATTCTTAAAATTTCTGTATCAATCTGTTCTTTTTGCTGTATTTTTAACACGACATCATTTATTTCCTGTTCAAGGAATTTCATTATAAGATTGATTTTATGGGTCTCTCCATTTATTTTCGCAGAATTTTTTGAAAAGTAATCCTTGATCTTGGGCTTGCATACTTTACAAGTAATTAAAATCTGCTCATATGTATAAGAAGCATTTGGTTTGATATATTTATTCGCCATAAAATTTCCTTGCGCTAAACCTTTAAGCCTGAGTGCCAAAGTTTGTGGGATTTTCATTTCTGGCGAGTATTCAAGAATTTCATATTTGATATAATCACATAAATCATACCAATCATGCTTTTCTTTTTCAGTCATTTTTATCATGTATCCACCGCCTTAATATCCTTAATACCATAAAAGGGCAGAACATATTTATTCTGCCCTTATTACTACATTGATATCTTGATTATGAAAGTGACTTTGTAAGGTCAAGAAGTTCAGCGAGTATTTCCGGACTTTCTGCTGTCATATTCTTAATATTAAGACCCTTTTTCTTTATAAATGCGTTTATCTGCTTTACAGCTGAGGTGTTGCCACTAGCCGTAAGTTCCTTCATTAAAGGCTTCCACTCCTCGACAATATCTTCGGCATTATCAGCTTCTGTTGTCATAGCCTTAACGTCCTTTTCAACACTATCATTGAGGTTTGAAACTGCCTTAATACCATACTTCTTAGTATCTTCCCAATTCTTTCTCCAAATCTCAAAAGTGATATTTTCAAGAATGTCCCCACGCTTTGTTACGTCTGTTCTGTCCTTAAGTATCTTAGCCTTATAAACAGTTTCTCCATCATCAGTTTCTTCTGTAAAAGTCTGAATAACAATATCAAAGTCGTGTTCTGCCTTCTTTGCAAGGTCGGGAATTTCGCCTATCTTTATTTTATCCACATTAAGAGCCTTTTTTTCTGCTTTGGTTGCGTCCCTTGTTTCGTCCTTCTGATGAGCAGTCACAACACACCATTTGCCCATTTCAGAAAAAAGAATATAAGATGTTGCAAGCTGTTGATTCCATCTCTTGATATGCCCCCAGTCACGCTGAGAAATATTTATATCATTAAGGTCAATATCTGTATTACCCTTGTTTCTCTGCTTTCTTGCACGGCTTTCAGCTACCTCATATGCTGCACTCTGCATATTCTCATACAGTTTTGTACCAGAGTCAATAACTATCGTATCAAACGTCTTGAGCATATCCTCATCATTAAGCTCATCAAGGGTTTCCTGCACCTCCTTTTCGGAAACAGTTCTCATAACACCCTTGATATTCTTATTCTTTCCGAGATAATATGTCTGACCATCTTCCGTATCAACAAGGTTAATGTTAGGGAACGTGCCAGCGAAAGTTGATTTGCCAGTACCCTGCTTACCAAACACAAGAACCTTTCCTCCAACATGAGAGAGAATTTCTTCTACCTTTTGAAATCCCATATTTAATTACCTCTCTTTCTTATTACAGGTCTTCAAGCATCTTCATAAACTCGTCTTCATCATCGCTGGAAGAATCCATTTCGTTATCTGCACTATCATCAGTATTATCACCAGGATTATCAAGGTCGAGTGCCGCAAGGTAAGCACTAAAGAACTGAAGGTCGGTGGGCTTGTACTTCTTATCATCGCGAGATACAGTAGGCTTTCTATCATCACCTTCACCAATATAGGTAATAGAAGGCTTTGTAATGACCATTCTTTTTTCTTTACTTGTGTTTCCAACTGCACACTTAGCAAGAGCCTCTTCCTCGGTATAAAGACCTAACTCAATAAGCTCTTTAATATCATTGGGGATATCATCAGCAGTAATATTAACGATTGAACCACCCTCAACAAGATTACCGTCTACAGTCATTTCAATAATCTCATTCTTCTTAGCCTTGAAGAACTTTGCCAACTGCTTAGACACAAGTTCAGGATTATCACCGATATTAAACTCCATATTTACAGGGATTGCAAAATTCTGCTTAACCTCAATCTTCTGCCCATTAATCTTAGGCTTGCCTACATAGTCAACCACATATACAGACATAGGAATTGTATTCTTCTCCTTATCAGGCTTACCGATACTGCCGTCATCGAGAAGAATAGTCTGTGTGAATGTTGCCTTAAACTTATCCGGTTCTGCCTTGGAAAGTGCAATATTAGTTATCTTCTTCTTCTTATAAACCTTTTCGCCATCAGTTTCGTATGTAATATTACCCTTAACATTGATAAGAGTATCATCTGTAAGATGTTCACTAAGGTACTCAACGGCATCATACTCTGTCAGAAAATCCTTATAGAATGTGTTACCCTTTTCGTCCTTTTCAATGCCTACGGTCACAAAACAACCCTTACCGATGGTTTCAAGAATAGCCGGGTCGTTACGGTCATCCCAATCAATAGTGAATGTATTATCCCAATCATCTACTGTCTTGTCGTTTTCATCCTGCTTTACACCGTGAACATAAATCTTATTATCCTTCTTATATTCATTAGGGAAATAGCCACCAGACATTTCGGCATAAACGACATTACCATCTCCACAGTCAACACCAATATTCATGATGTTGGAAGTCCAGCCACTGTCATACTTGTGGTCAATATCAAACGTATAATCATTGACCTTTGCCTTGCCTACGAGGTTAAAAGTTGCCTTGCCCTTCTTCAGCGGGGTTGCTTCATTCTTATCCTTTGCCATACATTAATTCCTTTCAAAAATATTTATTCTTTTTTCTGTTTTTAATCATACATTGTATTAATCCCGTAATCAGCAGCACACATCTGCTCAATTCTACAACCTCTGGCTGTGTCCCAACCGTCACAGAAATAAACAATATCTGCTGTAGCTAAAAGCTTAATGCTTTCGCCAAGATACCAAAGTGGGGAAGTGTCTGTTGGAACGTCATTAAAGAATGAATCTATAACTTCGACATCATCTCCGAGTATCTTCTTTGCTCGACTGATAGCATAATTTCTTTCATCAAGAATCTGTTCATCAGTCTTTCCTCTCATTGGCTGAGAAATAAATAATCTCATTGCCATTTTTGCACAAAAATCCTCCTTTTCTACGAAAAACATTCAACTAATGCCCTTGCAAATGGCTCTATTAAGCCATTTATTGAACTGATTTTTACAATAAAATCCAAATTTCATCGTAAATTGAATTTTTCGTTATTTTTGACCTTTATCATGTACTTTTTATGTAAATGCCAAGTGGTTATTGCAATTTATACAACAACCACTCAACAGGGAATAGGGTAAAATCTATATAAACAGCGTTTACTGCTGATTGCTTATATGTTCATTGTAATTTTACTAAAATTATATTTTTCACAACTGATTGATTACATTCTTGACTTCTTCAAGAATTTCTTCGGTTGTCCATTTCTTATCACATCGAAATATTCTGTCGGCTTTAGCAGGGTCAATATCATAAGCATGATAATCATTATAATGGTTATAATCCCAGCCAATCCAATAACCATCTCTATGATGCTTATGTTCCAAAGGGAAGAGACCGTCTTCACCTGATGAATAAGTTATGCCACCATGACACTCAATAGGGAAATCATCAAACTTATAAACATCCCTACCATAAAGCCCATGCGCTTTTGGCAATTCAACATAGGCGCAAGGATGCGTACCATAAGATACAATCATATAATGATAGCCATTATATCTGCTCTCGTCAAGTATTTGGCAAGAGTTGTATAGAGTTTCCGATTCTTTTAATGGACGATATACCATTTCTTTCATTGTAATATTCCTTTCTGCTAAATATTTAGCGAATATTAGTGCGTTTTATGTAAGTATCTGTACACCATTCTGAAAAATATCAATTATTTTTGCAATAATGTTATTTTTCCTTGCAATAGCGTAAACATTCCCGGTATAACCTTTATTTGAGTTTATGTATCGAAGCGTAAACTTTGCTCCATTCTTATTCAAGGAAGAAACTTTTAAAGTGGCAGATATATTAGGATTAAATGCTTTATGTATTTCTGTTACATACCCTTGAACTTGCCCACACAATTCTCGATTATTCATCATGTGCTTATCAGAGAAGTAGCTATCCTCGGTATCCGCTAAAGGCGGAATATTAGTCAAGCTATAATAGAGCATTGAAAGTTCTTGAGAGTTCATGTTAAACCTCCTGTGTATTGCTAACGATTTGTTTGTTCCTGAAAATATTTCTCAACTTTTCGATAAAATAAATCTGTCCCTTGCCAGTGACATAAGTTTTTAATCCTGCTTGTTCACCATAAGGAGTTGTATATGTATATTCTCTTAGTTTGAATAAACCCTGTTCTATGTACTTCTGATAGGGTTGGTTCTTATGTCCGGTTGAACTCATCAGATAATCATTATCTCTTAACCACTCAAATAAGCGTGTTCTGCCAATATTGATATTTTCTTTCTTTGCTAACTTCGCAAGCTCGCCAATATCAAGCAGATTAGTTGTATTTGACACATGGTCTGCAAACTCTACGAGAGGTTTGTCTTGTTCAATCTTTTCAGACTGCTTCTGAATTAGTTCATTCTGTTGTCTTACCGTTTCAAGAGTTAATCTGAAAAGTGACTTTGTATTTTCATCTGCAAAGGGAAGATATGTTTCTATGAAATTATTTTCATTTGCGACATAACCACCTGTCTTGCGTATTGTGGGGAGAACTTCCGATGTTATCCAATGCTTGAACTGTTTTGCTGTCGGAAGTTTACTAGAAAGGATAAGACTATAAAGACCAGATTCGTTGATAAGTGCTGTTTTTGTCTGTCCTATAGGCACATTCCCATTTTGGGAATCTGCTATATTCAGCATTTCAAAACGTTTATCTTCCTCATCAACATGAGCACAAACCGCCTTGCTTGCGTTAGAATATCCAAGTTTATCAGCCATATCTTTGCCAACAAACCATGGTTCTCCATCAATTTTTAATGTTCTGATTTCTCCGAAATCTTTATTGCTAAAGATTTGAATACTTGTATTTGCTTCTGACATTTTAACCACCTTTCACTGTGATATTTTACATTCACATTTTACCAATTTGTTTTATCTGAAAATTATTCCTTTGGCGATTTCAAGGTTTTTCTTCACAATGAAAATTCAGACCAAAGGAACACAGTATTAACAGATTTTGTTTTACAGAACCACTACCCAACTGCAAAACCGTCATACCCGATGTATGACTTCCAAGCATATGAAAGGAGCGAAACGGAGGTATATGAATGGCAAGATTCATATATTCGATATGTAGTCAGCAAATACTCTATGCTCACTTGAACATTTGCTTTTATTTGGTGATGGGTAGGGAAATCGAATCCCTGTCTTCGCCGTGAAAGGGCGATGTCTTAACCTCTTGACCAACCCACCGTACATAGCAGGGAATAGGTATTTCACCTATTCGAGATGTCCCTCTATAGCTGTACAACCATATCAGATAAACGGGATTTCTCACCCTAATTGACCATCTTTTTAATATTGTTTGACACCCTTATAGTGGGCTCAGCTTTTCCGGTCGCTTAGTCTTACAATATTCCTTTTGATTGGATACCTGCTATTTGGTGCTGATGACGAGATTTGAACTCGTATGCTTAAAGCGAAGGATTTTAAATCCTTTGTGTATACCAATTCCACCACATCAGCATTTTTGTTTCCCTTAAACCTGACTAAAATCTAAGGGAAACAAAGGAATATAAATGATAAATATTTGCCCTTTCGGACTGGTGTCACAGGTGAGATTTGAACTCACACGCATTTCTACAACAGTTTTTGAGACTGTCTCGTATACCAATTCCGACACTGTGACATATATAAAATCACCATTATACTAGCCTTGAGGTTCATTCAGTGCCACATTACATACGCACAAACCTTTTATCAAGGATTTTATACTAGATAAGCATTATTGATGATACTGAATATTCTTTGAACAAGATACTGTTTAACGATTATTCGTTATTGTTTACTGACTAAGCGTTACTATTTCCATCAAATAAAATTTAACCAATTCTAAATTCTAAGATTTCAAGTCTTAAAATTAGCATTATAATCATCTTTAACATTTGACGATAATATGTAATTTGCTTCTCAGCATCTTTTTTTATACTATTACTCTGTATAAGAGAGATGTAATTTTTAGAATTTTCAGTATAATGGCGATTTATTTTATTTTAAAAGACCTTCAAGTTTTAATACTCAATTTCGATGAGCGTATTTGCGTTTGAAACTGCAAGAACGTTATCTACTTCCGAAGTAAACGCTGAAATCATTTCTTCAAGCTCCTTGATTTTATCAGAAAGCTTAAGAGGGTCTACAATTTCAATCTTGTGGCTTTCATAATAAGACTTGCGAAGTGTCTCCATTTCCTTCATTGCTTCAGCCGTCAGAGCAGTCTTATCAGAATTAGTACCGTTCTTGGCATAATCGGTAGCAGCCATATCAGCCTTTGCATTTTCAGTTTCCATCTTGCTTACTGCGCTTGCATACTGGCTACGGAGATTTCTAAGCAAATCCTTATAATAATCCATTCCCCAATTCTTCATTTCAATAGCTTCAGCCACGACATAATCCTTACCGTTGATTTTAACTGAGGTAGAGGCGTTAGACTTGCTTACTGCTCTCTTGATAGCATTTCTGCGATTGATAAGTGTATTGACACTATCATAATCACTCTGAACATTAGTCTTAAACTCATCAGCAGTCTTTCCGAGAATCGTTTTACTGCCAGACTTCATTGTTCCACAAAAAGTGCAATTAGAAATCTTGTCTGAAATTCTATCATTGAGAATTTTCAGTTCAGACAATGCCTTATGTAGATTCATTGTTTCCTTAATCATATAACTGCCTTTCTACTATGTAATAATTATTGTGTCCTTTGTTCCAATCAGCTATCTGTGTTTTACTTCACGTCAGATATTTCCAGCAAACACCACGAGGAGGTTTGAAACTTGTTTGCCACTTCCTCGCCACTATCTCCCGACAGGAGCGAGGTTTACACCATTTACACCATAAACACTAAACAGAAAGGAGTGCGCTAACTAGAACTTATAGAATGGTTATTGGTCGGAATTGCAGGACTCGAACCTGCAGTCAATCGGTTATGAGCCGAGTGCTTTACCTTACCCTTAAGCTAAATTCCGATAGGTGCTTGTCTTTCCAAGCTGTCTCCTCTAACAATCTTTTCATTCCCGCATACACATAGACACCTCCATAACGTCTTTTTATTTTTTGACGGTTCTTTATTTAATACCGTCAAATTACCAAAAATCTTACCAGTCAAATCAATCAATTTGCCTATAAAATCACCACCTTCAATAATTATTAAATGGCTATGGGAGAGGGGTTTGAACCCTCGAATAATAGTTTCAAAGACTATCCTCTTAACCACTTGAGTACCCCATAATATATTCCCACCTAATTTCCGCAGATTTTAGGCGATTACAGTCCACGCGGGATATGTAATTCTTTAAGGGTTTGGAGCAGACTGTACGAATCGGACGTACAACATCAATCAGCGATTGTGTAACCCTTTGTCTGCATATTAGCTAGGAACTGTTTACTTCCTAGCTTTTGGTGTGCCCGGTGGAACTTGAATCCACGACACCTTGATTAAAAGTCAAGTGCTCTACCACCTGAGCTACGGGTACATATCTTGCTTTAACATTCGTTAATATTTTGATTTTGTACTGTTTTTATATTGTGTAACGAACGATAAAATCTTAAAATTCAAACGGTCGAAACCGTCCGAATTTTTTGTGTAGGCTCATTCCAAAGCTGTTTGATTGATTTCGGAATTAACCTTGTGTATATATAATACACTATTTTTTAGAATTTGTCAATAGGGTTTTTCAAATTATTTTATTTTTTTGTTTTTCTTAATTTTCTTCCACCATTGACATTGCCATTATTCAAAAAATCTTCCTGCTGTAAACAATAACGTTCCCAATCATATTTTAAGGTCAAAGCCTGCAATAAAGTTGTAACAGCATAAGAACTACCAAAATCGAAAAATAACCCTATGCTTTCGTAATTATTCCAATCCAATGCCTTAGAACCTAAAACATTAACCCTTCCCCAAGCATTATATAGTTTGCCTGACCGCCATAAATGGGCAATAGAAAAACCAGCGTTATTTATCAATCGGATAAGAGACTCTTCCTTATAAGAACCTCTCCTTTGACACAAAAACACATTGCCCTCTCGATTGTATTCTACCCATTGCAGATGGTCTGAACGTCCATTCTCCCACCAATAACCAGAGGCATCATAATATTTCTCAAAATATTCTTTGACCACTTCAGGAATTTTAGCAGTCTTATCATTAAATAAAACAATTCCTTTAGAAATATTAATATCAGACCGTTTAATCTGTATAATTTCTGATGGATTAAACCCCATCCAGATTAAATATACGCCCAATTCGACAGGAGTTAAGACATCGTATCCATAAAGAGTGAGTATGGAAGTTCCTATTTTAGATTTTCGATAATCATTAAATGCGTTTCTGACTTGCTCAACATTAAGGAAATAATTAGTCCCCCCACATTGTTTAGCGTTTTCCAGATTATGAACAACGTTTTCTGGGTAATTATTGCCTAATAAAAACTGCTTAATTCTTCTTTTAACAGGAGAGATATTATTTGTAGCAACATTCATCTTTTGGAAACAAGACTCCCAATCAGGGACTGTATATCGGCACAAAGGCAAATCAAAATCCATTAAATAATCTTCAAAGGGATATAAAAAGGATTCAAGGGATTTGTTTGCTTCAATCCATGATTTATAATTGCTTATGTCTTGCTCATGAGAATATTCACTTAATAGCACGGAGATACCTCCTTATCACAACCACCTTTGAACATATCAAGGATTTTGCCCAGTCCGATAGAAACAGCCAAGGCTATATCTACTTTATGCATTTCAGCTTCAGTAGTACTAGTAACATATTCCTTTAATCGACTTTTGTCAATCGTTGTCTGCTGTTCGCAAAGGCAAACACTTTTGGTTCTCGCTGTGATTACAGTATGAGTGGGGAGAGGCTTCTTTTCTTTTGTAGTTAAAGGAGCTACTATTACAGTAGGACTATATTTGTTCCCAATATCATTCTGGATTACAAGAACCGGACGAATGCCACCCTGAACGTGACCGTCATCATAAGGCAGGTCTGCATAATAAATGTCACCTCTCTTGATTTCACGAGTAAAAGTATCACACTTCTTAAACATATAAATTCCTCCTTGCTTGTGTGTTACCTTAGTTTGCAACGCAATATTGTATAACGAATTTCTAATTTTGATTATAACACACTACAGTTATTTTGTCAAGAGGGGAGACACTATTTTTTTTAAATTTATTTTCTATCCGGTAAAGGACACCCCTCTTCAATGTCCCATACTCCGACCTCATACTCTCCCGGATTGTCAGTCTTGCGAATAAACATAGTCTTTGTGATTTCTGAATACTTGTCCATACGCAAAGCATATCTGATTGTATCAATCAATCCCGATTTATGTTTCTTGGCTCTGAAAAAATCTATAACGAAATATTCTTTACCATCAATATTTTTTGACCATATCTCGTCTATAAATTCTTTCCGACCATATCCAAGAATATCTTTAGGAACGATATCCACAGTTTGAAAAGTTTTTGCTCTGTGTTCATTCCACAACCCTTTTATGTAGATTTCGCCATCTTCCCGGATTATCTTTACTACATCTGGTTCAGGATATTCTAGGTCTTTTAAGACATGCACCGTCCCACCTGGTATTCGGTTATGAGTTAATGACGGATATTCTGTAAAAAAGTCACGGTATATCCGCACATTATCGCCTGAATCAAGAACCTTTCCTATACACAAATCCTCGTATTCATCATCACTGTCATTGAACTTGGTCACGATATCATAGCCGTTATACTGCTTGAGAAAATTGCTTAGTTCTAACGTCATGTCATGCATATCCCACATCTTGATTTGCTCCGGAGACAAATTCGTTCCGTAAATCTTGGTAAACCTTGGGTCATTCAACCTCTCTGCGATTTTGCTTTGAAACCTTTTAACCATTGGAATCGTCCTTTCTGTTGATATAATTACCTATTGTGTCATGACCGTTATGGTATATTCCAATCCGATGACCACAATATATAGTGCTTGAAATTCCTTGTGTTCATAGTATATCACTTATTAGAACGTTTGTCAAGAGGCAAATTCATAAAAATAATATTTATGAACAAATCTATATATTGTGTATCACTTTTGGAGCAGATTTCTACCTCCGATAATGTAATGCTTCTAAAAGCTGTATCTCATCGGCGATAGAGTTATTACTTGCAACAAAGCAGTTAATTAATGTATCTTTCGGCATTCTGTTCTTAAAATTAGATAACTTCCGAATAAGCCTGACTGTAATAACTACCATAACGCATAGAGCAACGTTCAGCAAATCCATTCCGTTAATGGTATAGTCATATCCCTTGCAAGTCATAATAACTGTCCTGAATGTAATTCCAATATAGATGGCTGCCACATAAGGGAGTATTCCTGTCAGAGTAATCCATAAATCACTTATAACAGGGTGAGCAGTTGCAAAATTCACGTCCTTTCTACCAACTCTCTGGACATTACGTCTTATCTGTGTCTGTGCTGTTGTCATTTCTATTATCCTTTCTGTTTTTACATTATGAATTAGTCTTTACCACCGTAAACGGTAGCATGGTTATTCCAAGTTCCTTTGCAACCAGATAGCGTATGTATCCGTCTGTAATCTTCACAACGCCATTCTTATCAATCTTGATACCAACAGGACTGTCAATGGTGTGTCCTCCAAGGAGATTGCACTGTTTCTTAACCCATTCTATCTTTGCAGAATTAGGCTTTGTGTAATGTTCTGACGGTGGAGTAATAACGTTAAAGTCAATCACTCCAACAGGCTTCTTACTAAGATAATAATTGAACTTACTGCGAGTATATGGCACTACAATAGCTTTGATTTCTGAAATGCCCTTGTTTTTGGCTATCATGTATGTTTTCCAACCAGTTACAAGCGTATATTCTGCGCCATCTTCTCTTAGAACAGTCAAACGCTTTACCAGAATCATAGAGTTCTCATCAATTTTTCCAGTAATAGTCTTACCCTTCTCAATATCCTTGACATGGGTGTTTGATCTAAGAGCAATCTTACTCATAGGAATAGTTATAGCTGTGCTACGATTGAGATTTATGAATGTGTCAAGTTTCATTGTATGTCCTCCATATGTTATTGTGCTTCTATTCCATTGGCATAATATTCATTTAGAAGATATAATAATTTTACTTCGTCTTCATAAGATGTGAGATCAATAGAAAAACATTTAACCTTACCTGCATATCCTATTTCCTTTAAGGCTTCGTATTTAACTACTCCATCAATAACATAATAGTTATTATCTCTATGAGCAACTATTAATGGTGCGCTAAGGCAAAAATCTTTTTTGTTCTTAATAAAATCAACCATGCGCGAATCAGGCTTACGTTGATATGCATAGTTTACAATTAAATCAGGCAACGGAATTTCCTTAATGAGATTGTTATCTTGTGTAAATTTATTACAAGTCATAATATATTCCTCCATTAATTAAAAATTAAACTTATATTCCAGCGGTGTTGCACCCTTACCCTTATTATAATAGTTATTCACCATGATACGGGCAATTTTAGCTTCCGTCTTTGCTGTTGTAATACGATCAGACTTAGCCATTCTGATAAGGTCGGCGGGGTTTACCTTGGATAACTTCTTGATGAACTTATTATCATCAAGTTCTCTGCTGTACAGATTAAGAATATATCCAACTGCCTTAATCATTTCCTGCCTGAATGCTGCGTATGCGCCGTCCCATGTATCATTAAGAAGTCTGATAAGACGGTCAGTCTTTTCTTCACCGATCTTATTGTATGTAACCACAAGAGCCTTAATAGCGGTTATTCTGCTGTCGGCAGTTGCTCTCTTGTCTTCAGTAATGCCAAGTTCAACGCCATTCTTCTTGCACAGATTAGCAAGAGTTGTCATGGTTTCATCTTCTGCGTAGAAAAGCCCCTTTGCTTTGTCAGCATACTGTAACGGAATTGAGCTGTCATTCAGCTTGACAAAGTACATGGATTCTTCCTGCTGAGTAAGCCCTCTGATGACCTGACACTCCATAAGGTAATTGTCCCCAAAACGTTTCTTCGCACCGTAAAGTCTGTGCTGACCATCAATAACATACCACTTACCATCACGGTATGATACCACAATAGGCTGAAACAAGTTCTTGTCAAAATTAGAAGCTATATTCTCCGCTAACCTTCTGTTCCTTAATGTCCTCTGCGATGTGTATGTAGTGTTCAACTTATATATTGGGATAGATATAATCTCAGTCTTCTCACCACTTACATTAGCTGCCTGCCCGGTTTCTGCCATCTTTCTTTTGCTTTCAAGATAAAGCATCGCCTGTGTTTTATTAGTTTCCTTTGACATTGCGTTCATAGTGTTCATAATATATTCTCCTGTCGTTGTATTTCTTGTCAAATCAAAGATGAAATGACATTGTGGATTTGGTCAAGCCTTTCAAGGCAGTCTGCTATTTTATGCTTAGAATTTTCGTCCTCTTCATCAAAGGTATCAATATATTCCGGAGATAATATGCGTTGCATAACCTCCTCAATATAATCCACTCCTCGATTAAAAAGGTCAGCTGTGTTATTAAGATGCGTTTCATGAGAAGCATTAATATCTTTTATTTCAGCGTATATTTCCTCAAAGGATTGGGGGACGTTTTGTAAGACTTCTACTCGTGAGATAAACTGATTATTGCTTATTTTCCCTTCGATAAGGGCATTGATAGTTTCCATATCGGCGGTTTTGGAAACTCTGACAGTATCACGATATCGTCTGATACTTAATGATGTATGGTTGATATACTCAACCATTTTATCAAAGACATCATTCTTCCCCATCTCCAAAAGACTGTTCAAATGATTCGAGGTCGTCACTGTCGCTTCGATATCCGCTACACTGACTATTTTTTCCACATTCAGTGACCGCAGGAGCTTCAGATAATACGCATTCGGGGTTCTCGCTTTCGCTCTCTCCGTCTGATCGGTAGCTTTCTGTGCTATCTCCAATATCGTCTGAACTGTCAATGGTTTCAACTTCTTCATCGGTATTCACCTCAACCTTTGTGATATTATAATCTGCTATGTAATCCGTCATGGCATTAAGGATAACGCCACGGCGGGAACTTACGCTTTCATAGGAATACTGCTTTGCTCCAGAGCCGGACTTTGTGGCAGCGTACTCGTTATATTCTATCCTTGCGCTTGAATGCAGGAAATGTACAAGGAAGTCTGTGAACTGCTCATCTGTTCCTTCCCATTGGTCAAGAGCGTCAATGATATGAGGAATATTGCAGGCATTAAAGAACTCAATATCTTCCTCAACAAACTTTGAACTGCCCGTGATGTCGTTCAGACGGTCAAATAACTGACCAATCCTCTTAACGCTATACTCGTTTGCCTTGATATCAAATTCTTCCGCAAAATTGTTCATTTCAGTTGCGGAAAGGTCACAGTCACAACCCATCATAATCATCATGGTTCTAGTAATGCAACCGAGGATACTATCATTCTTAGCATTACAGCCGTCTATATTATCCCAAATAGCATTCTCGCAGATAGGCTGGAGATATTTCATTGTGTTTGTTCCGAATGCAAGTCTTAACTTCTGATTGGGCTTGAAAGATACTCCGTTGTTAATGTTGTAGATGATACCATCAAGTTCATCGTCAGTAAAACCTACATACTCGTAAAGGGTAATATCATAGTCGAGAATTTTTCTCTGGAGAGCAGGGGGAAGCTGTTTGAATTTCTTTCCGGCAAGTTCGACCTCATAAGCAATCGTTTCTCCGCTTTCAGAACGGCACACGCACTTTAACGGCTTTGTATTCTTGCTTAACGAATATTCATTATTTACATATCCACACATAGCTGTTGTTCTCTGTAAACCATCAAGCAATGATTTCGTCAAATACATTGCTTCGTGTATTCTTTCGCCTGTATAAAGGATAGCACCGATAGGACGGTTCTGAAGAATGGATACGATAAGTTCACTTTTCTTCTTTGTTGTCCACTGACTGTCGAGTCTCTGAACAAGAGCATCACGGCAAAACTCACCTTTTAACACCTTATCCACATACACCTCAAGGGGCATTGCCTTATGATTGACTCTGCCGTCCGACACATCAGTATCAAGAATAACATAGGTCTTACCGCATATCTCAACAAGATTATCCGGTTCTTTCTTCTTTCTAGCCATAATCGTATTCCTTTCTATGAATTATCCGTTATACTGAAACTTACCGTTATAATAGTCCTCAATGAACATTTCGAGAATTTCAAGCCCGAGGTTGAGATTGAGCCATTGAGCCTTGAGTTTCTGAGAGTCAACCGTTAAATAATATTCAACTGTTGTTCTTACATCAGAATGATTCAAAGCTTTACTAGCTACGATCGGATTTCTATTATCAACCCAATCACGAGAAATGAACTCTGCAAAAGTTTTTCTCATACAATGAGAAGAAAAATGTCCCTCAAGTCCAAATTTCTTTGCTTCTTGAATGATAATTCTGCTTAAAGAACTAACACAATAAGGGGCAATTTCACGAGCCACACCATTCTCATCATATTTTTCGCCAGTGGTAACAGTCTTTTTTACTTTGCCATCTTCGTCATACTCTATATGATGAATATATGCCGTTCTGTTACCTTCCCCGGCAAAAAGATAATTGTTGAGCGTAAGATGATTTATGTCAATTAAAAATTGGATAGCCATTTTTACAGCCTTATTGAAATAGACCTTCCTAGACTTACCTGTTTTACTTTCATTCAAGAAAATATAGTCTTTAATGTTTCCGTTGTCATCAAGGACATCCCTTACCCTTATGATAAGTCCATCTCCGGCTCTATAGCCAGTGTTAATAACAAAAAGAAAAGCTAATGCTTTTGTGAACTTCCGTTTACTTGACGATTTACAATTCATCAATAAAGAAAGCAAAATGTTATCTATATCATTTTTATTTGTAAACGCATCAGCACTATGATTTTCAGAATTTATTGAAACTCTTGCAACCAGATTACGACCTTCTCTTTTTTTCTTCAAAACAACCTTAATCTCTGACTTAGCAACAGGGAGGGGGAGTGCCTTCGGAATTTCTTCCTCTGCGAGATTTGTGGTGTTAGCTCTCGGTACAAACCTTATAGATGAACGCATGAGTTTCAGTCCTTTCTATATTCATTACTATTTGCTAATAATTATTCCAGTGATTTCATAAAATATATTACTATCAAAGTTGGGCAGTTTCATTACTTCCTGTCTCTCATTCTCAGATAGATTTTCCCACATCATTTTACAAGCTGTTTTAAAATCTACAGTTTTCAAATATCCACCTGTTGTTTCATATTTCGGATTAGACTTTTTCTCGTCATCCGACATATTGACTGAATATATCCACCACGAGTTTTCAAAATTCCAATTAAGAATCTGAATGCCCTTTAATGAATGTATTTCATCTCTTGACATTGATGTTGGTTTATTGAATAAAAAAATATTCTGTTCAACACTGTTAAAAAAACCTGTGCTATAATTGGTGCTGTTCCAGTCACCTGTGTTCCAGTCACCTGTGTTACGGCTACCTGTGTTCCAGTCACCTGTGTTACGGTTACCTGTGTTCCAGTTACCTGTGTTACGGTCACCTGTGTTCCAGTTACCTGTGTTACGGTTACCTGTGTTCCAGTCACCTGTGTTACGGTTACCTGTGTTCCAGTTACCTGTGTTCCAGTCACCTGTGTTCCAGTCACCTGTGTTATGGTTACCTGTGTTCCAGTTACCTGTGTTCCAGTCACCTGTGTTCCAGTCACCTGTGTTATGGTTACCTGTGTTACGGCTACCTGTGTTCCAGTTACCTGTGTTACGGTCACCTGTGTTACGGCTACCTGTGTTACCCAGTCCTGTACAATTTTTGCCGTCATTAACAATTGTAAGCAATTCTGACCATTCAATCTCACGGATAATTTTAATCTTATCCGTTACTGATTTATCTTCCTGTGTTTCCACAAGACCGAGAGCTTCAACCTCCGCAACTTTATTTTGGCTGTTAAAATTATAATAGTTAAAACAGTCGCTTGCTTTCTGGCAAAAATGGAAGCCCGCCCCACACATTTCAATGTTCCCATTATGTACAAAAGTTTCTCCTACCTTATACTGAAAACCTCTGCACGTCCAATCGGGATTGAATACCTTAAAACCTTTAATACTCATAATATTTACCTTTTTATCCTTTCTATCTTGACAAATGATGTCTGATTGTGGTATAATAAGCTAATAGAATTTACCATTTCTTTTGGATTTGGTTTCTTGCTTGTTTGCTATGTTTAGATTATATCACCTCAAGCGGAGATTGTCAATAGCAAATCTGAATAAAATGAGAAATTTGTTACTTATTACCCAAATTATAATGCTCGATTTGGAGGTTTTGCTAATGACAAACATTTTCTTTGAGAGATTATATCAATTATGTGAAGAAAAAGGGACTACCCCCAACCCACTATTGACACCTCTTGGCATTTCATCAGGGACAATAACCAGATGGAAAGAAGGGGTTCAACCAACTGGGAAATTTCTAATAATAATTTCAGATGCCCTAGGCTGTTCTATAGACTATCTGCTAGGCAGGACAGACAACCCTCAATCACACACAGACAAAGAAATTCTAAGTTCTGATGAACAAGATTTGCTTGAAATATATCGCAATTTTAACGACAAGGGAAAAGTTGCCTTAAAAACACAAGCAGGTATTTTGTCTACTGTCCCATTGTACACCAAAGAAAACCAAATGAATTGA